ACATAATATTTATTAAGAGATTCTATTTTAGCAGCAGTAAATTTAGGTGTACCAGAAACACCATATCTACCACCCAACAAAGTAGCTTTGATTGTTGAGGTAACATCATTAAGATCTAATGTGCTTTCGATATCAGTATTGAAACTAGAGTCTACTTGACGTCCACTTACATAAAATACGGCTTGAGGTCCTGTTACAACTTTAGTGAGAATGTCTTCTTCGAACCTAATTGAGAGAAGTTGTCCTTGATCGTTAATAATTGTTAAAAAATTACTATTGAAATTAGAAGGTTTGAAGTATATGTATTGGAATTCTTCAAATTGAGATGCTGTAGGAGTATTTCCTAAAGTATCTTGTTGTATTAAATAACCGTCAAATGTTGTACGCTGCGCAAAGGTAACTTGATTTTGTAACTGCGAAGTAGGTCTTACTTTAATTGTTGTATTAGGCAATAAGGTAACTACTACACCTTCATTTATGATAAGTGTATCCGTAATTTCGATAATACCCGAAAGAGTTACATCTTGGGCGATTACTCCACTCAGAGCTACAGGGATTATTATATCATCCAATAGAGGAGTTTTTAAAATTACTCCACCTGCTGTAAAATCCAATTTGGTTGCATCATAAATAGGTGCTAAATTATCTTCTATGCTGTTGGTAAAATCTGCCTCAGAACTCCAAGATAATGTTCGTGAAGGTTGACCCAATACAAACTTGTCACCTACAACAATCGAATCTACGTTAGCACGTTCACTAAGTAAAAATTGTTGAGGAAGCAGGGAAGTCTCAACGCCAGCTCGAGGATCAAGTTTATTATTTGTTAATTTATATCCTGTTAAGTTATATTCAAATCCTTGAGTTGTATTAGTAACTTTGAAAAGGCGTCCTATATTGGCTGTACTAGCAGTAGCAAAAGTAAAGGGATTAGATGCTGCAAAGGTTAATTGATCCCTGACTACTTGTGTTACTTGTCCCTCAATGGTAGACTCTATTATTTGTCTGTCTGCTATTCCACCGACAGTGAATAGTAATTCGGATCCTAGGTTAGGTTGGAGAGCCAGAGTAGTTTCGCTTTGTAAGGATTCAGAGGCAAGTAGGATAGAATCAGCTCTACTGCTTTCATCTGCTGCAAGAACCCAATTTATAGTATCTCCACTTAAAGCAAAGTTTAAATCTTCATAATATGGCTTTTGCCATACATACTCTACAACAAGAATATCGTCTTGTCTTGGAGGTGTGCGTCCAATAAGCCTTACTAGGCCTGTTTGTGTGTCTTGTAATTCAAAATCTATATTTATACCTAAGCGTGTATGAAAAATAGAGTTGATACTCTGAACAGGAACATGTGGTAAGTTAATCGCAACTCCACCTGAAACTGGAACAAGATCTTTGATCTTAATTGTATCAGAGATTGTTTTATTTTCAATAATTGTATTAATTTGAGATACATTAGAGAAGCGTAGTTGATCTGCTCCATTGAACTGACCTTTTGTGATGGTTTCGTCGAGTACATCAACTGTATTTTTTAGGAAAATTACCTTGTCCTGACTAAATGGACTATTGGCAAAGTCTGAAGTGGAGAATGTCTCAACAATAGAGTACTTGGTATTTGTTGGGCTTAGAAATGTAGCTAATTTACGCTCACGTGTAACTAAATTCTCTACAATAAAATACTTACTAGCCTCGACATCCTTGATCAAGGCAAAATTACCTTCAACAAGAATATTTCCTTGTTCATCTGTAACAAGTACACCTTGTGTAAAGGCTGCTGTAGATTCATTCCCTGTGATGCTTGTTACGGATGTTATTGGTAGACTACCAAAATTACCATCTTCAGGTTGTCCGACTAGTATACTATTATTAGCTGCGAGGAAATTATTACCATCTTTAAGTTCAAAAGCAATAGTATCAGTGTCTGTAGCTATTGAACTACCTTGAATATAGATATCAACAGCTCTTCCGTGACCGGGAGTTATTAAATTGCCTTGATCATCATAAACACTTCCATCTCTTGTCATAAGAGGATCGCCTGACTTAACAAGAAAAGCTCCTGTAACAGAATTGGTGGCTGTGGCTGCAGAAAGCAATCCAGCTTCAGTTCCAGTGCTGTTACCTGCAAAGACTGCAATGATCCTTTGCCTTAGGGAATCATCACTTTCAGTTAGAGTACCTCCAGAAGTAGGGGAGATGTTTACTACATTATTTATATTTGCTGTATTTATATTTCTAAGTGTGTAGGCTCCTACATTGCCAGCTGTTCCGGCAGAGCTAGCTCGTATTGGCACAGATGTGACGAGTCTTACATTATTCCAACCTATAGAGTTTAACTGATCTCTAATGGCAGAGGCATTTGACTCAAAAACTGCTCTATCTATGATAGAAAAAGTATAATTACCCGTAATATAAAATGAAGTGGTTTGGGCGCTACTCAATGTAGATCTAACTACAGTTCCTGTATTGATAGTGATTGTATCTACATTCTCTAGTTGAGATAAATCCAAGTATACAATTCCAGTTGCGGTTCCTCCAGAACGACGAGCAAGATTGTAGGTAGCAGCAAGCGTATCTAGGTCGGTACCTGTTGCTTGAAAGATGTCTTGTAGTACCGAAACCCTTTTAGCAAAATCAAAAAGAAAGCCTATCTGAGTTGCAGAAGGATTAATTAAAGCTTCGCGAATTACTGAAACAGGAGTAGTGCTCGCTTCAGGAATAGTTGCTCTAATATTCTCAATGAAGCTATTAACTATATCTTCAGGTGTTGGTGTTTGTATCATGAGTTCTCACCGCCTATAGAAGTTGACAAAGAAAAACTGGGTAGGCGTACTGTTGTAGTATCACCAGAAAGGACTTGGATAGAAATATTGAATTGTCTTGGTTCGTCCTGATCTTGAGCAGCACGGATTTCAACTATTTGTTGAATGACTTCAGATGGAGATACTACTTGGATAAGTGCTTGTTTGCGTTGGATATTTTGCATTGTTTGAATTACACTACGCAAGCTATTCTCAACTCTCGATTCTAAAAATTGTTGATTCACATTCATCCCTATATCTAGGGTAGTAATGGGACTACCTAGGTTAGGGAAATACGGATTAGCACCAAGAGGCGTATGTAAAATTTTCAATACATCTTGAACTAACTTGGAGGTGTTTTGTACCTTTGCCAAGTCTCCATCTGATCCTATTGAAAGATCGCCTTTACTTAAGGCTAAATCAAATGACATTATTTCTCCAACAACTTTTTCAGTGTCTCTATGAGACTATCTGACATTGTAAAATACTCGTTCGATTCTAAATTCCACACATTTTTACATGAATTTGTAGGTTTTGTTAGACGTCCTATGATTGGATTTCCTTGTTCATCGGTGAGATTGACTATAGGGGAGGGAGAAGAAGCTCCGCTTCCTGCAAAGATACAAGCATCAGACTTTGCTTTGCGAAAGTGTTTGCACTGCGAACAATCAAACTTAGTCTTCTTCCTATCTGTTAAAAATATCAATAGATCGAGTACTTGGAGTAAGGAAAGAGTTTTATCAGTGTTATCGAAGGTTTTCGATCCTTCAAAAAGTAGTTTGTCTGTATTTTCTAATCTATTGACTTCATTTTGAACTTCTTGCTTATATAGCTCTAGTTGCTCAATTTGATCATTAGCTTCTTTAGCAGTAGCAGTCATAAATCCATTCAATTGTGATGCCAATACACCTGCTTCAGCAGGGACGTTAACTGTTCTATTGACACTAGTTTCGAGTGCTTTATGTAATTCGATATCTTGAGCTAAAATTCCTTTAAGATCTCCAGCCTTACGAAGCTCTTTTTGTTTTTCTGTAATATTCTTACGGGTTTGAGTTGGATCGTCTTTTACCAATTCATTAGCCTTGAGAGGCTTTATTGGATCTTCTATGAGTTTTTTTGTTCTTTTTAATTTTATTTCTGATCTTGCGCGGCTATATCGAGTTAGTCGTGAACGATAAGTTTTTAGCAAAGAATTTAATAGTGAAAGTTGTTGACTTGTTCTATTTGTTTGTACTTTGAAATAATTATCAACAAGATTGGATATTTGTATAGCAGGTGCCTTAGCTTCGCTAGCTGTAGTCTTATCAAGAGAAGGTGTTTTAGTTACACCAACCAATCTCAATAATACAGAGGCTGCTGTCTCTTGACCACGCAAAGATTCGCCTGCAGAAATATTTTGCGCTTCTTTTTGAAGAAGCTTCAAAAGATTAGTCATAAACTTTGTAGAATCATCATTGAAGGAATCTGTCATGATATTACTCCGATACGCGTCCCCATAGTAGGAGATGAAGGAGAGGAAGGTACACCACCAACAATAGGGATTACCATTGTTGCTAATTTCATCATTTGTTCTGTTGAAGCTCCTATAGCATCAGCTACTTGCAATCTCATGGGAGTAGGTATTAATCCTTTTTGAAGATAAGCTAGACTAATAGCCTTACCAATTGCTGCTCCAGAAACTGAGAATCCACCAGGAAGAACGTTACCGACTCCAGCTGATACAGCATCTTGTGGAGGAGCTTCGACTTGTAAAGCAGTAAGAACATAGGTTGCTATTTGTGCGATTGAAAGAAACCAAAGTAATTGACTTGGCGTTGGAGCACCAGAAGGTGGAGGCATAATACCTACCATATTAGTTATAACTATCGGTAGCATTGTTACAGCTCCACCTTGAATGGCACCTACACCTGAGCCACTACCTGGTGTTCCACTTGCTCCCGTAGTTTGTACTGTTGCTGTACCTAACTTTAGTCCTTGTACTACACCTTGAGCGTAACATTCATATTCTGTAAGTGCGCCTGCAGTAGTCAATGCTGAAGAAGCTAACATAAGTTGTGCTAATGTTCCTGCATCTAATGCCATATTACCAAGGAAATCCTAATTTTTGTTTAGAAGCTGCACCTTCAATAGCTGAATCATCCATATTAAGCAAATTTGCTATGGTACTCATTTGACTACCAAGTTCGTCTTTTTTATCAATAATAGTAATTACTAATCCAAACCAAATTGTCGTATTTTTAGTTGGGGGAGGGACGCCTTGAAGAGCTGCATTTAGGTTAACTTGATTTTGAAGAACATCTTCTGTTGCAGGTGGACCAAAGGTAGGTCGGTTTGGATCCGTATAATCATTAACTGCTTGCTCTACAGCTTGTATAAATTCAGCATTACTCATTAGGTTAAGTTTAGGACCTATTAGATGACCGTCCATGCTGAGTGGTCCTGTTCCAAACTTATTTTTGAGCCAATTTAAGCTATCCACCATTTTACTATTAAGAATATTCATATCATTAGCAATAGCATCGATAACATTGGTTTGGGATTCTAGTTGCTGTAAAGTAGTAGTTATTGCATTTTTGCCTGAATCAATGAGATCCCCTAAAGCTCCTACTGATCCTTTTATCACCGAACTCGTAAAGCCTTGTACGTTAGATTCTAATCCAGCATTCTTGTCCTCTAGAGTACCAAATACCTCTAGACCGCTTAGAAGTTGAGCGGGCTTAAATGCCTTCCAAGCCTTAAAATTATTAGGATCAGGATTTTCAGAAGCTGGAATAATTTGTAGTGGCGATATTTCTTTACTTAATAAGCCGCTCTTATCTATTTTCTGCTTAGCAGCTAAGTAATCTTTTACTCCAACGTTATCTTGAGATTTTAATTTATTAAGTTGAACTCCAGTGGGATCAAAGTCTATGCCAGATGCATTAGCCTGATAATCAGCTAGCGAAGAGGTGATTAGCTTTTGCACCAAAGGATTTAGCCATTCCATAATTCCAGCTAGACTTTGGACTTTGCGAACTAGAGCGCCTAGATCTGGAGCTTTTCCTACAAATACAAAGCCACCAATGCGTTGACTACTTGGTGCTAGTAATTGAACTAAGCGTTCAGTAGCTGCTTGTTTATCTTGATCAAACTTATCGGGATTAACACCAATAATTTTATGCTTAATAAGTATGTCGATTAGTTCGGAGATAGGGATTGTAGGTTTACTAGAAGGCTTAGTTGCTGCTTGAGCGCCTGTTACTCCAGATGGATTTATGAGAGGGGTTCCTGTATTTGGTCCTACTACTAGCTTCTTTTCAGCTACTAATGCTAGTCTAATTCTTTCAGTTGCGCTAATTGGAGTACCTGAAGCAAAAGCTGCTTGAGCAGGCGAAGGTGTTTCTGAATTACCAGGGCCAACATTGGAGTTGCGGTAGGTGATAATTATAGATTCTACTTGCTGAGTCGATACTTGAGCCATTCCAATTGAAGAACTACTTATTGTAAAAGTTCCATTGTTTGCAGCGTTTTGTGCTCCTGAAATAGTAATAGATTTACCTACTTCGAAAAACGAAAACGGAACATCGGTAGCAGCAATCACCACCTTAACATTTGCAAATGTATTAGGAATAGAAGTAGTGTCTAATTGAACAGTCCCTGCTTGTGCAGGTAAAGGTTGAGGTGTAGGATTAGCAATAGTGTTCGGTCCTGGATCTGAAATTGAGATTTGATCGATAGGTAAAGAAAGATAATCACTAAATCCATTTTGGAATTGATCGTCGTTACTTAAAACAGGCAAGTTCAATCCCACACTGACTGAAGCAATTCCTAGAATGTTAAGTGAGCCACCACCACCCAATAGTTGATCGACAGCGGTACCACCTGACTTCAATGAATTTGCTATGGTATTTGCATTGAGAGGAATTTCTGCTGGAGTTAATTTTGGAATTTGACCAACTTCAGTACCAGCATCTAAGAGGGCAGCTTTCATTTCATTGATAAATGTTTGAGGTGAATTAATAGTGCCAACTGGATCCAAACCTAAAGTACGAACATAGACTTTTGTCTGATTATTTTGCTTGCTAAATTCATCTGCAAAATTCATTGCATTTTTTAAACTATTGAAGAGATCATCAAGACTACAAGCTGCGTCTTGCATGCTTTGTGTTAAGGCTTGATAGGTATTATTGAGTCCCTCAAAAGAACTCGTTATGTTACTCATTGCCTGTGCAACTGCATTGGCAGTACTATTTGGAAAAGAAATATCAAAAACAGGAGGAAAACTAGCTATCGGAATATTTTCCCAATACGATCCCTCGTTACCTGATATTTGAGGAATACTTTGCACTTTAAATTCAAATGTTTGGAAAATCTGTCCCATTATTCACTCACATCTATCTGTACTTGTCCTGCCACTGCAGGATCTGTTTGTACTCCAGCTTGTTGGAGTAACTGGAGTTTCTCTTTAATAGCTTTGATATCAGACTCATCTACCTTATTATCTGGAGATTGATTGTGCGTACCTGCACCAGCAATGTCAGCAAGGTTAGGAAATTTCAAGTTGGATTGTTGAGATCTGCTTTCTATAAGTTGTTGATCAGCAATGGTAATTTGACCATCTCTATTTACATCAAACCGAACCTCTTCTCGATCCATAGCGTGAACGACAATTCGATATTTACGACCTGGATTTAAAGGAGATTGAGGAATTCTAATAGAATAACGAGTTCTATTTTCGATCTCTTGCTCTGCAGCACTTTGAGCGATACCTAGATTGACCGGAATTGGTCTATCGAGTACTATTAGTCCTTGATTGATGTCAACTGCCTCAACCTGAGCTGAATGAACGATTGTCTGAACACCATCTAGAGTTTTTACAATCTCAACTTTATCTAAAAGACGAACTGTACCATATTTGTTTAAATCTAAAATTTTATTTTTTACTTGCACTTGCTGATTAAAATAAAACTCTCCTGGAAATTGAGGCTTTTCTGCAAAATTTTTTGTAGCTGCTTTGACTTCTGACCAAGCATCTATACCTAGAAGGTTTTCAGCAAATGTGGAATTAACAGCTTTGCCAAGTTCGGCCAGCTTACCAGGTGTGTTGGCAATTCTAGCTCTAACCTTAATTGCTTTAGTTCCAGCTCTTGTAACTCCTGCAATTGGCAATGATTGAGTACTTGCGCTCAATTTAACTAAAACATTCACGTCGCCATACCTATTGGTTTCACTATCTTTTGTAATTAGAGAATAGTTTATACTTGTACCTGGAGTAGCCTTACCTTCCTTAATAAGGAAAACTTCCTGATCGTCTTCATAGAGAAGAACGGTCACACTGGGAATATAAAGATTACCAACAAAATCACCCGTATCTAAAGTGGGATCATTTTTAGGCACATATAAGGTAGTTTGAGGGATTTCTGCCTTAATACTTTGCTCAGCACCATACAGAGAAAGTGCTGAACTTACTGCGAAACCATCTATAAGAATAGGAATTCCAGGAATTGCAATGATTGTTCGTTGAGTAAGAGGAAGTTCTTGTTCTTCCTTTGAAAGGAGATTGTATTTTTCAGATTCTAAAATAATTGAAACGACATCATCGACGTTCTTGACTTGCTTTACTTTAAAAACAGCAACATCACGTATAGTTTCAGATGGATTAAGAAACTTATCTACAAAAACTAAAGTAATAAAACCCTTTTCCTGAAAAAGGAAGCTATTCTTGACTACAATTTCGTTTTCAGAAAGAATGGAGGTAACGAATGTATGAGCTTCTGTGGCAGCCATAACATAGTTACAAAATAACTCACCCTTATTTAGGGTTGGAGTAATAGCTATATTTCTAAACTCATTTGCAATATCAAGAATATCTCCTTTTGTAGCTCTTTGTAGGCGTATGTCTTCAGGTAAAAAAGAAAGACCTGAAGGAGGAATTTGTTTGAAAACTCCTCCTACGTTATACTGAATAGCAATAAAGTTGGAGGGTCTGGTACGAACATCCTCTCTAATTTTCGTAATTCTACCTTGAGCACCTATCTCGTTATTAATTTGAGTTTCAGTAGCTGGTACTAAACTCTTTTTTTCACCAGAAGATCCTATTTGAGCCTCAATAGCTTCCCTGATCTGTGCAGGAGTTGCATCAATATAAAGAGTAGCATCTGTCTCTCTTAATTTTCTTGCTTGAAGGTCGTCAAGTCTTGTAAACTGACCAGAGCCTGGTAAATCAGGGACAGATGCGCTATTTGGTTGAAAAGGAGCGAGTTCTGTAAATGTAAAAGAAATGTCAGTTTTAACTCCAACATTCTTATCCTCTCTTGAGGGAGAAAAGTTTACAATTTTAGCCATTTACATCTCTCAGCTTTTGATATTTATTAAAGTAGAAGGAATTTTACGAGGCTCAAGACTAAAGGTAGTAGCGTAATCAGCCATAACTTCAATATTATCTATTGCTTCAAATCCCTCTAAGAATCCTCCGATTCTTAATATTGTAATTTCTAATACTTGAGTGAAGTCATTTGTCGTGACTGTAATAGCAGATCCGGAAGTAGCTATACCATCTTCTACTACTTTTCTGATTTTAGACACTATTCCTGATGATCCACTTTGTCGAGTATAAATAGTAATCTGAATAGATGTGGAAAGAATATCTCCTACTATTTTAGAAGGTGATCGTAGTGCAATTTTGATAGGATTAGCTAAAGTATCAGTAAAAGATACTGCATCTAATGTAGAAGTAGTGTTCTGTCTTAAACTTCCAACTAAAAGGCCAGTAGCAAGTAGAAGAAAAGCTAGTTCTTCGCTCGTTTCAAATACCTGATCTCCTAGAACTTTGATAGTATCAGTATAGCTAAAATTATTGTTTATTTTCAAGGCGTTTGCTATTTGCTGATTGACGATAGCATTAGAAGGTAAAGCAATATTGTATTTATTGAGTGTCAATTCTATAATATTGACGAAACGATCGAAGATAAAGTCGCCTTGCCTAACTGAGATACAATTTTGAATTGCTTTAATAGCAGATTGCTTAGAGGAAACAGCTTGCGCAATTGTATTTAAAAATACAAAGAGATCGTTGATGTTTAAAAATTGATTAGGTAATACAAAAGAAGCGAACAATTCCACCCAAGCTCTATCATCTATCTCAAATTCAATTGCTAAGATGGGAATTAGATCGTATACTGACATAGGAAACGTAAAAGGAAGATCTGAAAAGATACGCTGAAACTGTGCAAAAGTAGTGTTCGCTAGTTTTTGTACAAATGTAGTACCCTCAAACTGCTTAACACTTTGAAGCAAAGCTTGTTGTCTTGCTAAGTTTATTTCTACAAGACTACTTGCAGTAATTCCTTGTGTTGCTGCAATACACATTGCCTTAAGCGATCTTATTGCTGGACCTGGCGTTACAGGTGCTAAGATAACTTCTAGAGACGAAGGTGTCAGAGGATCGGGTAAATCAACAAGCAGATCTCTAGCCAACGTAACATTATTTCCATTTGTATCTATTACACCAGTCTTAGTTAGGACGCTTACAATTTTTTCTGCTGTGAGAGGGGAAGAAGTCTGAGTAATAAAAAATGCTCTAGCTATATCATCTCTTGTAATGCGTAGTAGATTTCTACCTGGATCACCAAAAGGAACTCCAGCGCTATTTAATGCAATGGCTGTTTCTAAGCCTGAAATTTCTTCAAGAGATTCGCCTTGATCTATTCCTGTACCATATCTTTCTGCACCTACTACCTTCGTCATAACATCATATACTTGCTTTTTGATATTGGCATTGTCGATGATCATCTTTTTACCAATCAAACAGTTTATGAAGTCTTGAATGGACTTCGCTTGAGCTAAACATTCGTCCATTGCTATTGGCATGAATCCAATGAATCCCTCTGCGGAAGGAATATTATTACTATCCATGAGTTCTTGAACAAGATCTTGAGTTGCATCTCCTGCCAGTCCAATTGGCGCCAATATGTTTGCTACTTGATTTATTATTGAAGGGTCAGGAGGAATTTGACCATCATTAGCAAGTAAGAGAGCTAAATCGCTAGCAGGATCGTTAGGATTATAATTAATAGCATCTAAATTAATTTGCGCAGTAGGTTGCGATAGATTAGCATTTGTTAGTGCAAGTGGCTCGCTATTGATGACATTGGGAACGCTAATGCCTTGATCAGAAACTGCTGAGGAAGGCAAATCAAAAACTTCCTGATCTGAAATAGAGGGATCATTTTCTGGTGGCACTTGTGTGGCATTAATTGCCTCTGCATTCTTTTTACAAAACTTTAACCAATCATTTAAGGCACTAATTAAACCATTTAAAGCATTGATGAGTTTATTTAAAAAAGCAAAAGGATCAAGAATAGGTAGATTAAATTTTATCAAACCACAAAGAAAGTTTAAACTACCTAAATCAAAAGCAGGAAGCAAAGGCAAAAGAGGCAAAGCGAAGCCTGGAATTGGTAACGGAATAGGAGGCAAGAAAGGTAATGGTGGGAGTGGAATACCTATAGCTGGTAGAGAAAGAGCTGGAATACCTGGAAAAGGAGGAAGAAAGCAAAATAAAGGAAAGGGAGGAATTCCTCCAAATAAAGGAAAGCTGGGGATAACAAAATTAGGAAGTTGAGGTGGAGCAAAACCAGGAATGATACAAGGAAACTTACCAGCATCTATTTTTTGAAACTTAAGTGGAAAGATTGCCTTCAAATTATTAATAGTAAGGTTTTGAGCATTACCAAGCTCACCCATCGAAAAATTACCAAGACAACTTAAACCTATCATAATTAAACTCCTTATGCCTTAATCGCAGGAAAGCCACCAGTTGCATGACCAGTGAGAGGATCTATGAATCCTGGTCCTGCAGCAGCCACGTTATAAGGCGATGTAGCTGCACCTGCACCAAGAGCAATGCCTGTAGTATTGAGATGAGAAAAGGGACCTGTGATCGTGCAACCTAAATTGGCAGCAATTTCAACCTTACCTGCAGGATTCAAGCTAATTGATCCTCCTACGGTACGCATCACAACACCTGCTGTAGGACTAATATCAATTCCTGCTAATGGACCACCTAAACTAACAGAGCCATCTATTCCAAGTGTCATTTTACCTGCTGGATTAATCAAGGAAATAGCTCCAGTTGCACTAATCATAATGTTGGCATTGAAGGCGGAATTTCGTAAAGTAATCACACCGTTGGAATCTATCTGTATTACAGAAGCAGTTAATCCACCGTGCTGAAGTAGTATTCCGTTTCGGAAGGCTCCTGGAGAATCAAAAGAATACATTTCAAACTTGTGACCACCTGAGCTAACATTGAATTTTATGTTGCCTGTAGTATCTAATTTTAAACTATCTTTTACGCTATCTGAGCCAGCTGCTATGTGGATCAATCCATTTGCTGCTAGCGATATGCTCTGTGCACTACCATCAGCACCTAACGCGAGATCTACACCACCTTCAGTTTTACCAGAGATACTTGTTCCAACGAGTCGGCCACTTTTGGATGTGGAAGAAATCCCTGTGAGCTTTACATCTTTGGAAAACGGTGCGTTGGGACTATCTAATTTACCATAGTTGAATCTAATGCCACCATCAGTTTTTTCGATTTTGCTTTGACCTAAAGAATCTTTACCTACTCTCGTTTCAATACTACCTTCATAATCAAAAGTTGCACTACGATCTTGTCTTGTTTTCAAAAGAGAGGTGTCTGTGATAGATTCTAAATCACGAGAAGCTTCCTTACCAATGGATTGTGTTATGCTTCCATCTAAATTCCAGAGAAGGCTTCTTCCTTGTCTAAAAAATTCTGTACCGTTTAAAGAAGTTCCAGCAGGAATGTTCCATTTCGTTAGCCCTTCCTTATCGACATGTAGAGCCCATCGACTTCCTAAATTGCTGTTGTTGGGAATGTTCCCCTTATTGTCAGCACCTCTTGTATTTAGAACAAGTTGAAACATTTGTGCAGTATTAAAATGATCTATGCCACTAGCAATCCACTGAGTGGAATCGCCGAGGTCAGGAGCATCCTCAATACTAGAAGATAAATCTACCTTGAAATCTGTAGATATTTGTTTATCGTTGATTTTAGGAAGCTTCCAGATGTCGCCATGACCTTTAGGTGCACTGAAAACGTAATCGAATCTTGGTAGGCGACCATTCTCATCTACTACTGTTCCGAGGACTAATCTTCCAGCGAAATTAGGTGGAAGACGACCCTTTTTAAGGAGCTCTCTATCTTCAGCAATATTTAAACTACTAATCCCATCTGAGAACTCACTGACATCAACTCTAAATTCAGTGAGAGCCGGATTTTTAATATTAGGTGTAATCTTATCTGCATTTGGTGTATCTTTGATGCCAGGTATCTTAAGAATAGAAGCATCGCCTTCAGCAGTATCAAAAATACCATATAAAATATTACTAATTCCACCTATATCGACTACACGATGTTGAGAATCAGCTCCTACAAAATCTAAATATTCATCCTGAGAGAAATTTTGTACTAATAGGCTACTTAGGAAGAGGTCATCTTCTTTTTGTTTGTCACTTCGCAAATCTCTCTTCACTATTCCGTTGCGGATGTATGCTGCTTCAGTTCTTATGGTTTCGTTCACACTCATCAAATTAATGGAATCTGTACTCTTATTTAATTCAAAAAGAGAACCATCTGAAGTTGAAAGAGCAATGTGTCCTTTCTGATTCATGAAAACAAGCGAATTAGCTCTACTTTGTAGTACGATTTCACCTTCTTCGAGAGTTTTAAACTGAGGATCAGTTTTGTATAGTTCTTTCTGCTCACTATCAGCAGAATCTCGATAAAACCTATTATCTGGTAAATATCCTACAATTTGATCTTTTTCTACAAGAACAACAGTATCGACTTCTACACCAGCACGAATTCCCCAACCTCTACCTGCATAAGGTTGTGTTAGAGGAATATCTGTTTTAACTTTACCTTTGTCTTGAGCATGTGACTCAAGCTCTACAGTACCATTTCTATTATTAACATTGGTTACTTTAGATCTTTGTATCATGTTGTCTCTTTAGCTTTAGCTTTGTCGAAATCATCTAATAGTTGAGTTAAATCAGTTCCGTCTGTTTGATAAATACCATTTATGCCTGTCTTCAATCTATCGCCTAAAATATCAAAAGGATAAGGAATGTAGGTTCCGAGAGGACGGCCATAGTTTAAAGCTAGGGTAGTGGTATAATTAGAACCATACTGAAAGGAGTGGCGAACCTCTGTTACATAGTAGTATAAACCTTCGTCCTCGATGAAAACTGTATCGCCAACTTGGTACTTACTATCTCCTCTTACAGTAATTTGTCCTGTTAAAATCTTGGAGTATTGTCTAGCCATCAATTGATGTGCATAGAGTACTGCTTGATCAGCTCGACGCAAAAAAGGAGCAGTAATTTTTTCACTCTTAACTTCTCCATAGATCCGCCATAGGTCGTAATCTACCGAACCTGCCCACTGAATGGAATCTTGTTGAAGCTGGTTTGGGAATACACCTATAAAAGGTACGGTTGAGAAAACATCCAGTCTCGTATACTCAGGAGGACTCTCTTGATAATCTTCACTGTATATGATGGAGTTAGGAATTACGTGTATGTAGCGTTCGTCAGTTAAGTTTTGGAATGCAGTGGATATTTCTCCCTCTAGTCCAGCTAGTGCGGAAAGAAGTAAATTGTTGAGTTCAGTACAGTAAACGACAATTTCCGCAGCTGTTCTTAAAGCTTGTTGGAGTGCCTTCGCAACAGAATCGGCATCAACTCCAGTAAAAAAATCTACAATTTGACTTACGACAGATCCAGTTCCTTCGGCATCTAGAAATGTTTGATAGGCCACAATGGATGTATCGGCTTCAGTGAAAGCTTCAGCGGAAAAGTAATTTACAGTGATATTATCTATAATAGCCTTAACTTCTCCACTTAATACTAAATCTAGAGAAGTTTGTTCCTTTATTGAATCCTTAATAATCTTCATGTCGTTTCCTGGAAAATTAGTCACTTCACTTGTAGGAAGCATCACATTTACCAAACTAACATCTGTATTGAGTGAGGCCTTTATAAGAAATCTTAACGACTTAAGTTCTTCCTCTGTTAGGAAGTCGTTTTCTATCATGTGTCCTAGAACATTGGTCGGTTCTTTGAGTCCAAAAAGAGCAGAAACACTGAATGAATCCTGCTCTACAGGAAGAGATGTGGCAGTATTAATATACTTGTCGATCAACCCTATAGCTTTTTGTTTTGATTGGACGGTGAGAGTTTGTATTTTGCGTAATGCCAAGGCCTGTGTTGCGTTTGTTAAATTATTATCCTTGAACAGATTTTGAAATGGAGTTTTTAAAAAGATATCGGTCTTGGTTGTATCTAGTACATGCCTTAAAAGAGTTCTATTATACGTTGGGGGTTTGAACCTAATGTGACCTTGAGAATCAGCGTAGAGTTCCCAATCAATTATTTTAGCTGCTTCAGATGCTCTATTGAGCACTGACTTCCAGTCATCGAGCTGATAGGCATTTGGGCTTGGTCTAACTGTCTCTACATAATCAACAAGATTAGGACTCCTAAAATAATCATTAGCGAGTATGAAGAAGTTTGGTTTGTGATTATAAATAATACTTGCTTTTGTAGCTTGTATTGGATTGCCAGAAACTACCTTATTTCCATCTTGATCTAATTTAACACCTCTCAAAGCTGCAATTTGTTTTTTGGAGGCAGGAGTTAAGGAGCTCTCTGGAAAATTGACATTAGCTGCAGGAGCAGAGCTAGTAGTAGAGTCATTACCTTGTTCATTGAACAATAAACCGTAAACAGCTCCTCTAGTAGCTCTGGAGCGAGCTGTTTCTGCAATATCTCTATAAAATGGAGCGTTAGTAGTAGATAAAACATATTTAGATCCACCACCATTGTGAAATAGACTGACAGTTTGAGGAGGGGTTGATTCGACTAGTTTGTTGAACGTAACTTGATCCTTATCTGGAGTCGCTAAATTCTTAAATGTCTCGTCTAGTTGAGATATGGGAACATCTTTTATAGCAGCTCGCACAAGAAAATCAAGACGAGGATCACCTAAGGCACCATCTTGGATTTTAATATCAGAAACACTTTTAGGCATGATAGCCTCATTGAATACCAATATTTGGCTTACATTTGAAGCAGTAACTTTTTTATAGAAACTGCCTCCATTTTCTTGACTCTCTTCTGTTTTGATCTTTTGAACTACAGAGGAAAAGAGATCTATCCTTTGAGGGTCGGCAACGTAAGCTGTTACAAAGCTAACTATCGTTGCAGCTAGATTAAGAGCAGATTGGAGATTGGCAGTATCACGCTCTTCTTTAGTAACATTAGCATGACTTAAGTCAATATAGGGATCGAAATTACCAAACTTTTGTATAGTTTCTTCTTGTTGAGCCCTAATAGCAGCAAAAGGGCCTACTGAAATCTTCTCATCTCCTTTTAATACTCCGTTGGCTATTGTAGGCACAGACATGGTGCCTGTGTGTTTTGTATTAGCCATCCAAAGATTGGGATCTATAGGTTGACCTGTAATTAAAATGCTTAAAATTGAGGCAGGATCTGCACCTCTAAAAGGTTGATTAAAAAGACTAAATGGTGCAGTGATTTTGCGTAATCTAGCATCATCAAGAATATTTGGATCTTCGATACCTTGTGTACTACTTTGATTACCTGTAGCAGCTTGATCTTTGCCAGTAAATAATTTTGAACTGACTGTAAATATTCCAGTTTTCCATCTACCTTTAAGATCATTCACCTCAATATTTTTAGAAGCTTCAGTTGTTAGCCGTTCGTCCCTAGTAGGTCTCCAGATAGGATCGTCTAGGAATCTACGGGCCTTTGTAGTTGGCAAATCAAATGCCGCAACATCTATATATCTTGATCTCTGAAGAAAATTAAGATTATCCTCACACTGTAAGGTAATGGTGTATTTACCATCGTTGTAACTACGACTAATTTTTGTTATTACACCTTGGAATACTTGAATTTGTTGTTCATCGATTCCTGTAAGATTTGCTTGTTGTTGAAAAAATTTCTGAGGATCAACGCTTTGATTGGCAATACTTGTTGTGGAAGCATTAGGCAAATTCTTTGATGATTTTTTAACACCTTCAGAAAAAGTCTTAAGATCGAGTATTTTATTATCAATCGTTTGCGTAAGAGTTGATATAGCTGGATCAATAGAGCCAATCGTTCCAAAGAAAAACGAAGTAGGAGTAAATGCCTCTTCTATTTTAGATTTTTGATCATCCCAACGCAAACTCTCTTGTTTATCGAAGAGTTCTTCATTAATAGTAATTAAGTCTTCGTCAGAAAATTGTCGAGAAAGAGATTGATTTTGTTGAGCTCCAATTGCGATGATTACTTGATCTAGTTGTCTAATTAAACTTATTATTTCTCTTATGCGTTGAAGCATTATTTGCTGATTGGCGTCAGTATTTGGTGCTTCACTAACTAAAGTACCGTCGGCTAACCTACTTGTTGTTCGGCTAGGAGAACTTATCCATATATAAACACGATCATAGACTTCAAATATAGATCTGTTTAAAAAATATTTTCGAAGCTGGGAGCGACGATAGGCTAAAGTTTTATCAACCTCTCCATCTTTTTCGGGAGGAAGTTTGCCTGGTTTTGTAAGCTCAAATGCAGCAGCATTTAAGAGAGTTTTGCGCTTTTGCAAAGCTTCTATGTGCTTTTGTACCTTAGTACCGTTCGATTTAAAGAACGGATCGGTTTTTGATTCAGTTGTCAAACTAGTAGTAGCATTAATAGAATCTGTAATACCTGGAACAACAGGAAACTGAGTTATACTTACTCCTAACGCACTTAAAGCATCTATCTGTGGAGTAGTTCGAGTAGGGTATTCTCTTTGATTTGCCTCTAAGAAGGCTGTATTGACTAGTCCTAAATTTTTATAATCTTGAAGAGCTTGAAGATCGGAATTGACTTGACTAACTTCAGTATTTATTTTTTCTAACTCTGTACTAGATGAAAAATTACCTAAGGCCGAAGTATCAGAACGATTAATGATGTTAAATGCTCTTTGAGTGTAAAACTTACCATTGTGAAAATAGAGGTCTGTCGACCTACCAGTAAGAGGGTCGACAGTTGATAGTTTGTCGCCAGATTTGTATTCGGTACCATCTTCTTTGATACCTACATCATCTCCTACATTACGTGTACCAAGAGCGATTTCAATATCATCTTCTGTAATATATAAGAGATTATCTGGATTTTCTAACGTAATAGAGGCATTACCTGGAGAAGGCTGATTAGTATTACCTGTAGTAATACTTGTAGCATTGGCTAATTCCATTACACCGTTGAATGTATTTATTATTGTTCCATCAACTTTAGTGGTAGGTTCGAATATATCTTTCTTGAAATTGAATGGACGCTCTTGTGTTATTGTAGCTTTTGATAAAGCTACTCCAGTTGCTATTCCTTTTTCAAAAACAGCAACAAAGCCAACAGATTTACCATCTATAGAGGCTCCATTTTTACGAACATCTTCGAGATTGTCATAGCCACCTTGAATACCTACATATTCCATATGCTCTTCTTTGAGCTTATTGAGATCAATTGCCCACCAAGTAGCTATCTGAAATTTACTTTTTTCTTCAGAAGGAATCTCATCAGGAATAACAGGTACTATATTGCAAATGACACCTTTATAAAACATTGGTGGTTCACTTACAGGTGGCGTAGCAGTCTTAATTCCTTTGGTTCCAGGTTTTAGTCCTGAAAGAACTTTCCCGAAGGGTGCATCTCTAATAAGAAGGCGAGTAACTACAGGAGGGAGAACATCAAACTCTTCAGCTAATTTAACAACTATCTCTGTATTTTGAACCTTTTTCTTGGGTTCACCTGGAGATGTTAAAGTTAGTGTTTCAGTATAATATTTAGTAACAGGAGTTCCAGCGAGTGTTAGAATATCAGCCATCAGAGGATCTGCTTTTTCGCTAATGACATTGGCTGGATTTAGGTTGTTAGATATGTCTTGTTGTATTTTAGATAAATTTGCGTTAATTTCAGAGAATTTTGTAAGTAGTTCGTGATCATTCAATAAATCTAATTTGCGAGCAATCAACTCGCCTAGAGCAATTCGCATCTTAGTTTCTTCAACTTTACCAAGGCGTTCATCATCGTTACCAGTGATGTACGTCCACTCTTGCTCAACCCACTGTTTCTTTTGAATGAAGACAGTAGCTTGAGGGGTATCAGCATAAGCAAAGCCTGCATCTCCTGGTGTTGTTCTAGCTCCTGCAGAACCAGGATGAAAGACTGGAAGATCTAAGGCAGAAGTAATTCCAGTAAACTCTCCCCCTCCAATTATCTCGTTGAGATTGACCGATCCTTCGTTGAGAGAACTAGAGACGTAGGATTGCGATAGATCTATAGGAGATAAATCTAAACTTCTTCTTTGTTTGGTATCATCTATCATCTATATTTCTTTTTAAGCAAAAAGGTTACCTGGCGAAAGTGGTTCGTTATTTTCAGCAAGATTGCTTTGAAGCTTAGTTTGAGAAGGTTGATTATCAGTACGCTTTTCAAATTCAGGATCTCGTAAGATACCTGATTGTTGCTCTAAAGCAGGAGCATTCAATTCTCCCATTTTATAGTTTGTATTGTAAGCTCCGCCTATGAGGAATCCGCGACCACTATCGAAGGAAGGTGTTTCGAGAGTTGACCAAGGCTTTCGATGCCATCCCATAAAATTCTTGCGCTCGCCTATAACTTCAACCGCAGTAAAGGCAATATTATAAGTAAATAATCCAGAGGTTTTTTCAGTATAGCTAAAAGATTTAAAAAAGCCTCTAAATCCTTGTCCTTGATACCACATGACTACCGATACAGCTAATTGGGCTAGTGATTGCCTTCGCTTTGCGCTTGCACCTTGACTTGCAATAATTTTCTGTAAAGCAATCTGTTCGCTACGATATATGTCACGTAGTACATTAATTGCCTCAATTCCACCCGTACCTGTAGAGCCTGAAAGAGATACTTCTGTGAGATCTTCTCCCCAATACTGAGTTTGGAAGCCGCCCTTTGTTCTTGTTGTAGTAATTTGTTTACTATCTTTGATTTCTAAATTATCGGGATTGATGTACATTTCTATGAAGGCACTGCTGCCTGTTGTAGGAACTTCCCATACAATTAATTTTCTTACTTTGTCGTTAGCATTTGCATTTGCCATTTAGGCTCTCCTAAGTTTGCGCTTGACTTGCACCAGTGGAGTTGATGAGCGCAATGGTTTGGGTCTTGACTGCAGAGGCGACAGCCTTCCCATCTAACATAAGCGTAGTTTCGATCTTAACAGGCTGTTTGAATTCTTTCAAAGCTGCTGTAAGTTGCTGGATGTCTTTAGTCATAGATACTGCTTGAGTATCTGGAGTAGTAGAAGATGAAGAAGTATTGGAAGCTACACTTGAGAGTTTAGGAGCAGTATTGGTAGTTTTAGTTTCATATAACTTTTCCGCATCTTTAAAAGAGAGTTGTTCTTTAGCTACTAAGTCCGTACCATAGCTCTTAAATGGATTGGAGGAAGTAGTAGTTCCCTTGAGAGGTTTTGAGGATTGAACTTCTCCTAAGGTAAAGAATGTACTTCCGCCCATTTTATTCGTTTTAATATCTGTATTCATGGCAGTAGTTTTACCTAAAGAAGTAATTGTACTTGCTTGTGGTGATATAGAAGGAGTAGTAATGAGAGATGGTGTAGGTATGGACGAGGTAGGAGGAGGAATTAATTGCGATCCAGGAGTTTGTTGAGTTGGAGATACTGAAGGAGTTTGTTGAGTCGGAGATACTGAAGGAGTTTGTTGAGTCGGAGATACTGAAGGAGTTTGTTGAGTCGGAGATACTAAAGGAGCTTGTTGACCTTGTTGAGTTTGTTGAGTTGGAGATACTGAAGGGGCTTGTTTGCCTTGTTGGGTTGGGGACGGAATCGTTAAAATTCCTCCACCGAGCTGATCCAATATCTCCTTGTTGTTAAGAGATGATTGAGCTGCTTTAATTCCAATAGCAGCTTCGGGATTTATCTTCTTTATTTCTTCGAAAGCCTTTGCTTTCTCTTCTGCACTATTCTCACCTAAATATTTTTCTGCATAAGGCATAATTTTAGTAGTAACTTCTTTGCTGAATTGTACTCCAAATTTTTGTCCTTCTTGTACAACTTCTCTCGCTACACCTTTCCCTACAGCTCTTAATTGTCCAGTTGCTGCATTTACAGCTTGACCAAAATTATACAACTCAACTCGAGAAGTATTTAGATATTGGTTCATTCCTTGTAGAGCTGCACCTGTATCAGTAATAGCTGCTTGATCAACTTCAGGTCCCCTCATTCCTTTGAGGGCTGCAGGGGCTTTTGCTTGATCACCAAGATAAGGAGCTAACATTGCAGCTTGTTGTGGTGTTGCTACATTATACATATCTTTCAATAACATTGTTTGTAGCATAAAATCTTCTGTTCTACCTGATTTTTTGGCATCTTCAATAGTCATTAATTCGCCGCCGAATTGCTCCTTAACAGCATCTAACATCATGCCCATTTGCTCTTCTGGTGCTGCCTCAAACATAAATTTGAAAGCATCCTCCATGTTTCCACCAGCCATTGCAACCACACCAAGAGCCTTCTCGAAATCTCCAGCCTTCTCTGCGGCTGCTTGCGTTGCCTTAGTAAGTGTCTCTTGAGCTTGAGCAATACTGTTGAAGGTTCTGACTCCTTGAGCTCTTAGCTGCTCATATTTACGCACAGAAACTTCAACTTGATCAGATAGTTTTTGTGTAAATTCCTTAGGTGAGAATTGTGTAGTATTGTATTTAAAAGCTTCTCCAAGAGATTGAACTTGCTTAGCCATTTCTACCGTTGAAGCAGATGTTCCTTTAACTCTTTGACCAAATGTGGAGAGAATTGTAGAGCTTTCTAAAACATTGGTACCTAAATTAGCGTAGGCAGACTCTAGAAAACCTATAGCTGTTTGATGATCTAAGGCAGCCATCTCACCTGCTATTAGTGCGTATTTCGCTCCATCGACAAGTGCAGTAGTGTCGGAAATTGTCTTCCCACTTTGAGCCATGGCTTGTTGATACTTTAAAATAGACTCTCTACTAGATGTTCCAAATTGGGAGATAAACTTTTCTAAAGAATCGAAGTCTTCTCCAGTTTCTTGCATATATCTACCAACTTCTCTAGTTGAGAGATAGGCATTTTGAGCAAGAGCTGTAATATCTTTACCACCTGCCTGCGCAGATTTGCTAAATTGTTTTTGCCAGGTGGAAACTTCATTACTTAATCCTAAACCCCATTTTCCTACCTTAACAACTCCACTACCTAATTCCTGTAATATTTCAGCAGACTTTTGTCCACTCCCTTTGTTGGGGTCGTACTTTCCTGCGTCAATTTTTTTATCAACTAATTTTGTAGTGCCATATGCTGCTGCAGCAAGCCCTGCTGCTGTTCCAGGATTATCAATAGCAAGCTGTGCAGCAGATTTGAAAAAATTACCTAAAGAAGAGGCTCCAGATTGTAATAGTGTTGCACCCTTATTAAGATTCGTAGCTGCATTGTTTAAGTTCGTTGCAGCATTACTAGATTGATCTTCTTCGGGAGGATTAGCTCCACTTAAATTATCAGTGTTTAGTTCGGGCTTATTTAAGATCTCGCTAGGAGTTTTATTTTCATCATCCATCTATCTATCCTTTTCTACAACCCTTATAATATCTTCTTCTGGATTGATTCCGCTACCTGCTTGCTCTCTTGCTGAATATAATGTATCTTTATCTAAATTAAAGCCCATTTGTTTTAATTGTTCTAAGAAGATGTCTTCATTATTAGTATCTGTCTGACTTAACTCTTCTTGTTCTGCTCTTGCATCTTGAACTCGCTTTACAGTTTCATATTCTATAAAGGCCATAGCATACTCTATAAAATCTCTTAATCTATCATTATCTTCTTTATTATCAAGCCTTACGTGTTCTGCAAATGTTCTCCATTGTAAATCGTGGAGATTGTTCCAATAATTGTCAGAGTAGGGAATGTTCCAGAGCTTTGATAGCTTCCAACGAAGCCTATTCAAAGGCTCCTCTACTACTTTTTTATTGTTTCTGCCTCCTCAGGTGTATTTTGAGGAGCCGTCTTTTCAAGAAGTTGAAGATACTTGCCCCACAAAGCAAGTGTAGCTTGACGACTTAGCTTCTTAATAACATCTCGTCGTTTGTCGAGTGCAGAACTTCCTACTGCACCAGGAACATCTTCTAAAGGAACGTCATTAATAGACAAAACAGCACGAGCTAAAGTTTCGATAGCTAGTAGAACTACTCTTGTACCTTCATCGTTTTGTTTTTCTAGAACATCTTTGATGGTCATATTAGCTTCAACATCCTCATAAGGAGTTAAAGTTCTAAAAATAAATCTATATTCACCTATTGCGGACTTTAAGATGTACTCATCGGTGAGATGTCCATGACTTAGTAATTTAGTTAAATCACCTAAATTGACCATGATAATATTCCTTTGTATTTATTAATAAGAAGAAACGAGAGGTGAGAAGATCTCCCAGACCAGAATCTGGGAGATTGAAGGAGAGTCAATAAAAAACTTAAGGGGTGCGAACAGAATCGTAAGCTGACATGATACTTGCATTTTTCGAAGTATTGCTTGTTCTTTCAAGTGTATCTGTATTACCTTGAAGAGTAGTAACACTTTGAATGTCATAAACATGATCACAAACCATAGAAGCATCTTCTACAATCTTATAGTCTGTTGCTGAAAACGACATACTAAGATCAGTAAACCAGCAATTTACGAAGACGGTTTCCACTTTATGACCTGCTAGATCAATGTTTCCACTTGCAGCTGAATTAGCGAGACTACCACCACCACCAGAACCATTTGTATCATCGGAGGCGGCATTTGAAGCACCAGCACCAAGATAAGGGTTGTAGTCTGTAACGATGATATTAAAAGGTCTTCGCTGATTAGAGATGTGGCGATATTCTCTTTGTAAGGCTTGTGGTAAACGCTGGAAGTCGAATACCATTCTCGACAAAGTCAAGGTGTGTTTTGTTGCAGAAGTAGGTGCAGATTGAACAAAGCCATCTGTCCCAACCTCTTGAAACTGCTCTATATTTCTTGTTTGTCTGTAATCAAATTTTTGAACTGCACCAATTGTATATTTTTTATTATCGAAGTCAGATTCTACTTGAATAATGATCTGAGTACTTAAGCCTGCTTGAATGCGCTTGCTTCTTGTACTAATCTGTGCAGCAGTAGATTCTGGAAATCGTTTATTAACTCTATCTAGTACCATATATATTTCCTCCTTGAGTGATTAATTAAACACCAACGCTAAATCTAATGAAGATCCAGTTTAGTGGGAATATTGGTGATATATCAAACGATACGTTGATTTGACGAGGTTCGTTTGGATCTACCACTGCTCTTACATTTTGAAACTTAGTAATTAAACCTTGAGATTGAAGCTGTTCAAGAATGCTCTTCGTTGCACTCTCAACATCTGCAACGAGATTGGGAGTTATTAAACCACCAATGAAAGTATCTTGTAGGCGCTTTCTTGTAGTTTTAGCTACAACATGACGAATGCGTACAATCGACATTTCTTCTTTTGTTGCTAAACCACTATTTGAAGTTGTTCTTGCTACAGTAACTTTACCACCAGCAGCTAAAGGAGCTACCAATGAAGCTCCTGCTCCACCAGCAAAGTTGGCTTCATCGACAGAAAGTTTTTGACGAGGATCGATAGTAAAGCCAGCAAGAGTTTTATTCAAAAGAGAAGTAGGAACTGGTCGCGAAGCCATAAAGCCTGCAGCAGCAGCAGCCACAATTGAACTATCAAGGATCTGATTTTCACCAGAAACAGTTCGATTGACAAAAGGGCCACCTGGCCAGAAGAACATTGATAAATCTGTGATACCAAAGTTGCTTTCGATTCCAGTAATTGGATCGAGGATAAAATCAAGATCTACAAACTCATAAGCACCGAAGAGACAAACTCTTTCTTGACGATTTTTTGTTTCAGACATTATAGAAGCGTGATTCAAGCAAGCCAATTGAGCGGTCGCCACCAAATTGATGACAGCTGGATCGGGAAGATAGTTGGCGGTTACTCGATCACCTTCTTGTAATGTATTATCAACAGAGTGCGTAGCTCCTGGATAATTAGGATCAAGTGCAATAAGAACATTAGTAGTAGCATTAAGAGAAGATCCATTTAGGTTTGGAACTGAATAATCTACTCCATACTGTAATAATACTCCATTCTTAAATACTTCTAAGTAAACTGGATTCCCTGCACCAGGTTGACCTGTAGGAATAACTGCTAAAGGAGAGATATTAATTCCAGGCTGATCACCAGTTGCAGGATCTTCTTGAAGATATGCTCCTCCACCAGTGAGCGGACCGTGAAGTGCTGCTTCATAGAAAGGCATGATAATTTCATTATTGACACGCGAAGTAGTTGTGGGCACAATAATGTCAACTAACTCTTCTTTTTCTAGAGCTTTAAGAGCAGTAAAAAGAGTAGGTTCTTGTACTAACCTACGAGATGAACCAGTGCCTTGAAGTACTTCACCAGCATGGACTGCTATGAAGACCGATGCTCCATTCTCATTTGCTACTTGAGCGTGTAATGAAATGGTATTTTCTTTGGAAGGAAATCCATGTTTCGTATACAAAGCATCAATATCTGTAAATAGTTCAGGACTATTTAGATCTGACTCTGCAATGTAGGATACTAAGAGTGTATCAAATTGATTCAAAGCTTGATCTAAAAGTATTCGACCTGTAGAAGGATCAAACAAATAGTGATTAGGCTCTGGAGAACCGGCTGTGATTCCTAATTGAGCTTTGAGTTGTTGATATTGACGTGCCCATTTGGAATCAAAGAAACCACTTCCATCAGAACCACCTTGATAAGCATCAACTGAATCACCGAAGGGGCCATTGAATCCTGGAAAAGTGTTGTAGCCGTCGATATAGTAGCCGTCAATGTCTTGGAATTCAGCTTCCCAAGCTTGCGCCATATCTTCATTAGATACTTGAATGAGTGGGAGATCGGTGCCATCTCCTCTTGGATTGAGGAAAACCTCAATGCTACCTGGAACGACTGCCCAAGTTGATACTTGGAAATGACGCCCATCAGGATCATTAGCAGGATTGAAACCTTTTGGTTCTCCGTCTAAACCACCTCCAGCAGCTCTTGTAACGAGATACTCTTCTCTACGACCTTTTCCTAAGATAGCGACAACTGTAGGACCGCCTGGAAGCGTTACAGCTGATACACGAGTCTCTACGAGACTGTAGCTACCGGGAAGTGTGAACCCAATAATACCAGGAATGTTTGGCATGTTTAATCTCCTTCTTGTTATAGTCCGATTGGTTGCTGAAGTAGAAATTTCTCACTACGAGCAACCAATTCTTGCTTGATGTTGTTAATACTAGTAATCTTATTAGCTCTATAGGTAACTGTAACTGACATATCTGCAAGCTCAGTGAGCAATTCATCTATCTTATCTAAAATGGTTGATAAGGAATAGCGAAAAGGTTGTTGAGCGAATTGCATAATCATAAATAAATCTACTGCGGTCATTGTATTAAAGTTTTCTCCAACTAAAAAGATCTGATCGATAGTAGAGAGTTGGATGTCACTTATTGTATTATTAGTAGTAATACGCTTAAAGATCTGACCACTGGTAACCAATCCATAGGCATCTACTACAATATTCTTTGCAATAAGGACATTTCGTGACTTGTTCGTTGGAAGCATCTTCAAAATTACATCATTATTAGGTTGAACAACTACAGATGCAAATTTCGAGTTGCCTTTTTGTTTTAAACGTATATCTACTGTTCCATCTGTAAAGATGAAGCAATCTTGCAATACTTTTGTTCCATCTGGTAAGGCTCTACCTTGTGTAGAAGATAGTGCTCTAAGTGATTCAGCTTTAACGATAGCATCTGCAGCATATTGTAGGTATTCAGCAGAAGCGCTTCCTTTGGTTAATTCTATAATAAAGTTACCATAAGGAATCATGGATTGCATTAGAGCTTGCTTCCAAAATAAACTAACCTCCCATCTATTTGTGGATGGATTGTAAACTAAAGTAATTGGAGCTTCTACATTCGTAGCAGAAAGCTGCAAGTCAGGAATAATTGGTTCTTGACTAACTGGATCTACTACATAAAATTCGTTATCTAAAGTATAGATAGGTAATTTTTCTACAGTTTCTGTAGAAACTTCAGGTTCAGGACATGAATCTATCACATTCATCTCAAACCCAATACTCTTTAGTGTTTCACCTACGGGGATCATTCTTTTCCATTCAGTATATAATTCCGCCGTAATAGAAACCTGAAAAATATGATTCTCACGATATTCTATCTCTGTTTGACTACCAGCATTGACACCTCTGATGAAGATTCCTCGAAGCATTAAGTCATCTCGGCAAACTTCACTTAAAGCAACAGTAACGTAGTTGGTTAACTCTTCACGAGATAGAGTATCTTGAGCGCTTATATTAAAAGTAATGCTTGTTTCGTAGGATCCACTGTATTCATAATGAGAAGGAATAGGACGTCCAGCTTGATCTCGCTTAATAGATCCATCCTTATTCATTTGATATTTGAGGATAGTATTAAAAGGAGAATGAGAAAACTGAAGCCATCTAGTAGTGCCACCGTTAAAATTTACGGTGATGCAAGGAAGAAAGAGAGCTTCTTCTGTGTACTTGTCCACAATTACGATGTTGGTGAGCTCGAAGTCTGGTCCAAAGCTATCTTCTCTTGGAACATAAGTATAGATTGGATTCCTAATGAACCATTCGCGAAGAGATTGGACAAATACGTCAACGATGACATCGGCATGCGTAGATATAGTGATTTCAAAAGGTAAGGCTTCACCTTGATTGATTTCATCTATGAGAATAAGTTCTCTTGCCATTTTCTGCCTTCAGCCAACATGCCCATGTTGTATTTTGCGTTTTGATTCGCTAAAACGCGTCTCTTCCTTAATTATTTAAGGAAAATCAATACAAATAGGTGATGTAGGAGATGTGGGCAAGAAGAAATTTGCCTATAAGTGCGTGCCAAAGCACTTATAAAATATTTTTAGCTATTCTTTTTTGAAGAGATTGTACAGATTGGAAAGAACCAGTTTTCTTCATTGGGAAAGTGCTTAAGATAAGCCTCCCATAGATGTCCCATGTAATCGGTAGGATGTTCTTTCTTCAAATTATCGAAATATAGTTGAGCAGCTTGAATACGTTCTATTGCTTTGGGGAGTTTATCTCTTGTTTCACGATCGATGTTAGGATTTGTTAGAGATAGACCATACCAACCATCTAGCTCATGCACTCCCTGATTATCTTCTACTAACTTTTCTACATGATCCACAAAGACGAATCCTAGGGATAAGAGATGATGTTTGAATAACGATAGAAGAGATATTTGCTGCAAATCTTCAAAATGCTTTTTATCCTTATCATTAAATTCAGAGACAGGAAAATCTTGTAGACAGGATTGTACAATAGACATTGCCTGTACTTGATCACTAAGAAAGTCTTTATCTTCTAAAGTCAAATCATTGACATCGTAAATAATTGTTTTAGCATATATAAGATAATTCTTATCAATCGGAAGTACAGGCATATTTATTTACCTTATTATTATTCATTATACATATTATCTAACTTAAGCAAGTCTCTTACTTCCATCAGAACTTCGCCTAGATAATTTTTACCTTGCCAATTCTTCTCATTATGAATTCTAGGATCATTTTCACCTAAGCCAATCCCCCAAATTTTATCGTATGGACTTGCTTCAACCAATTTTCTATCTCCAGTTTCAAGTAATATCTTCTTCAATTGAGGATTTTGCCTAAAGTTAGCCATATTGCCTTGTTTTACAATATCCCTGCAAACAGTATCCCATTTTTTAGGATCAAAATTTTTGACTTTTCTTCCTAATGCTTTCTGTTGTTTCGGATTATCTTCTAATAGAATTTGGTTGTAGATATCTACATCTTCAAAAAGAAGGGCTTTTTGAGCCATCATATACTGCTCTGCACAGCTGTAAGTGACTCCTTTCTCGTCTTGAAACGAAGAGGAGAACCACTGACTAAATGGACCACCCCAAAAGAAAACATATTTATCTGTTATTTTCACATGTATCTCCTATTAAATCAGCACTTCTTCTAGCCCATTTACCAGAGCTAGAAGTGTGCTGCAACAATGTCTTAAATTTCAATCATTTATACTAATTCTGCTTGCTTCCGTATTTGATCGAGTGTAGGTACTACTAAAATATCTCCATTCCTATAAACTTCTATCAACTGATCCTCTCGAGGATCTGTTAAGGCTACAGTTTGGAACTTATTCGATTCTTTGATAAGCTTCATTTTACCTTTTTTTGACTTCTTACCTGGATCGTCAACAGGTTGTTTATAGACTTCAATTTGCTCCCCATTTGTCATAACAGAACTACACTTGAAGGCAAATTTACATGTATCGCGATTTACCTTCTGTAATAATCCACCACCTGAACCAAAAGCAATATTCTCAATTGAGAATCCCGCATCCATGATCGAGTTTAGAAGTGTAGGAAGTGTATCCAGATCGATACCATCTCCTTGGATAGTTCGTAATTGAGGAGGAAGCACTTTATATCCTTTTGAATTAATTGTGTAACCAAATTTTTCAGCAAGAATATTTAAACACTTTGGTACAACTACATTTGGATCTCCTGAGTCAAAACGTACCACAAGAGTGCCATCTCTACTGAGAATCTTCTCTTTGAGCTTTTCACCCCATAATTTCTCACAAGCATCGTAAATATTAAATGAATCACTGATACATGCAACTAATCCAGTTGGATAGATGTCAAGCATGTTTTCTAGTGCATCAACCTCACATTCACGCTTCCATGAGGTTATATTGGCGTGTTCGCTCGCAGGAATTGAGAATCCTGCCATAGGAGCTCGATAATAATCTCTCAGTAAAACTAGAGCAGACATAGTGTCAGTGCCCATAAAATTAACAAGATGTGCAGCTCCACCGATTGCAGATGATTCGAGAGAGGTAGATCCTCTCATGCCAAAATCATGGAGCTTAAATAATAAACCGTCAGTCGTATCGGCAGATTTTTCTAGTGCTACTTTGATGTATTGTTTTTGTTGTCTTGAGAGTGTTGCTACAGTAGTAGGATACCAAACCTGCGATAATAAGGTTTCTAAATAGTTGGTCAACCAGAAGCACTCTGGATCTGTATTTACAACAGTCATTAGTACATTATGTGTATCTACAACTGTTCCTTCTGCAACAGCCTTGATGCTTACAGGAAGCTTACCTTGATGTTTTTCAAGAATATATTCCCATCCCTTTCGATTAAAAAGCTCTTCGCTTCCGAAGTGTAGTTTGAAGAAATTAGCTGCTTCTTCGATGTCTTCTCTTGTTACTGGTTTTACTAGATACCTCTGAAGTAAGTAATTTAATCCAAAGAAAACAGTCTTGTCAAACACTCCTCCCCTACTTTCGAAGTAACTATATACTTCGGTTGTTCCAGACTTGTACTGCTTTGCGTGACTCACCTTATATGAGTCGGTTGATAAAATAATGTTGCTCGTTACCATAAAACAAAACTCCTTTGTTAAGTTAATCTGCTCTCTGCAGAAGTTATTTTCCTATAAGATCATTAAAAATGCTCTCTAACTCTTTTCTTTTCTTGGGATTTGTAGGCACCCACAATCGTAGAAGATATTCTGGTCCGCAATCATGTTCTTTACTAGTAAATCCAACCCAACCTGAAACAGCACATGGAATATTTGCAACCCTTACAGCACCACATCTTGGACACGAATCAGTAATAGGTTCAATATGATGTATTCTACCAAAAATCTTTGGATGCATATTTTCTATATTTTTCATCACTATCCTCGTCCAAGAAATGCAATGATGATTTGATAATGATCTTCGAACAGTTTGTCAGGATTATTGTAAATCCAACTCAAGGGTACCCAAGCAGCATGAGAAGCGTCATCACCACCCTTAACTTTAGGTAATTCATGTTCTTGCAAATTAATATAGTAGGCATGTGTAACTGTTCTTCCACGTACAGAACGAAGTGGATGGTCAAATACTTTCGATTCAACTATAGATCCTCTGAGTACTGGTAGGGGGATTTTGATTCGAGTCTCTTCTTTTAGTTCACGTAAACAACCGTCTTCAAGTCTTTCTTCTTGATTGATAAAACCACCAGGTAACGCAAGAAGACCAGCACCTGGCTGAGCTTTTCGTGTAATTAGAAGAACATGTCCACCACAAGTAACAACTGCGTCTGTAGTTATAAATGTAGGTGGAAAGGGAGCTTTACTCCATGCCTTTTTATACTCAGTTATTGCCTTGTACTCTCCACAAAGCATTTTGTACTTGTTAGTTTTTTGAAACTCCTGAAGAAAGAGTACTACTTGTTCTGGAACAGTATCTTTTAAGTAAGATTGTAGTAAGGTTGAATTTGTTTCATCATCGAAATAATATTCTCTTATGTGAGTACTTGATAGGGAGGTATCAGAGCTATCGAATGATTCGAATTGCCACGTAGGAAAAAGATCGAGATAGTAAGAAGTATGATCTTTCTTGTAACCTACTAAAGTTATGGTAGTATTCTTGAGATTTCCTACTGTAGAAGTAACTAACTGCTGAGCATGAGCTACCCAAGCATTATCGCTATAAAAATAATCAGGAATTGGAAGAATAATTGTTCGCTGTCTGAACTCAGACGATAGCGAATCCTCAATCATCTTTTTTCGTTCGGCAAACGAAAATGGATTTCTAATGCTAGGAGAAGCTTGACTAGAGCCGACTAACAGAATTAATTTGTCGGCCGATCTTAAAGCTTGGTGACACACTTCTAAGTGTGCGTGATGGAAAGGCTGGAAACGCCCAATGTAAACTGCGTAATTATTCATTTTCACACTCCGTGAAATTATAACGCTCTCTGCGTTATGTTATAATAATATTAAATCAATACAAATGTCAATCTACTACTTCCCAAGTTCCATTTATTTCTTCTAAGAAGAATGTTGGAACAGCACTATACTCTTCTTCTAAAAAGTCTTGCTTTGTCAAAACTCTCTGCATAGTTGAGGAGATACTTATACATTTAATTTTAGCGCCCATCAAAGCGAGTTCTCGTGCTTGCCAAAAAGAAAGATCTTTATTGATATATTTTTTAGTAATCTCACTCATTTTGCGCTCCCACCATAGGGCAGTGAATCCTATCGATGTAAGTATAATACCAAAAAGAAGACAACTCAAGAATACTGGGCTCATAATATTAATCTCCTAATATTATTCTTTACTTAATAAATATAAATCTCGAATGATTACACGCGCTGTAGAATGAGGATATTTGATTATTTGTTCTGCTATAAATCTAGTTGTAAAGTCAGGCGAGGTAAGATGTAAGTGAGGATCTAACTTAATTATATCGAACAATGCTTTTTGTATACTATAAAAAGTCTCTACTTTATACTCTACTCTATCGTTAGTAAATACAATATTTAAATAATAAAGATGTAGAGCAATAAAACCAAACTCATAATACTCACTACAATCCAAACCAAAAGATCGATAGGCAGGGTGTGGCGAAGAGAAATAGATCTGAAATCCTTTTGTAGAAAGGGAGTCTTGTATGAAAGACTTAATTGAATTCAAATTAAACGGCAATCTCACTTTTCTCTCCATTTAGATATTTCGATAACATGACAGCAAATTGCCTATTATTTTCACTTTGATCGAGTAGAAGAAATGGAAGGTAAGTAGGATCTACAGCTGCTGCAAATCTCCTTATAGAAGCTGAGGTATAATCATAGTAATCATCGTCTTCATCTTTAGAAACAGGTAAATGAGCATAAATTTCCAATGCTTCTGCAGGATCTACCAAATACTTTTTCATTTCTTTAAATTGAGCTTTGCAAGCTTGAAGATATTGCTCCATACATTTTTGTTCGTTGTCAAAATCAAATTCTACCTCCTCATCTTCAATATCGCACTCAAAATGTATACTAATCTCTCCTTGTCTCATTAAGAGTGACGATTTTGCTATAAGATAGTGCTCTAGTAAAACAGTGCTGGATGGAGGAGATTTAACAATTCTCTCTAGTAAACATGAGTGCTTCACTCGATCTAAAAATATCGAAGGATCATAAGATTTGAGAGCTTTTACATACAAAGAAGATTTTTTCTTGCAGTGGTTGTGCAGCGCCACTACAAGACTTTCCTCACGAAGATTTTCAGCGTCGATCAAAAAAGCTTCTAAATCATTTCTTACTTTACGAGGAGAATAATAATTAATATTGAAACTAAAATTCTCTCGATAATAATTTCCTGCAGCTAATATATAAAAATCCTCTCTTTTAGGAGATAGAATACCTATCTTACGAGCTTTCTCGATCTCTAACTCGCAAAAAAAAGCTGAAATTTTCAAAAATTGTTCTTTACTTAAAACTCTCATGTTGTTCCTTTGCAATTACTCTAACCCATTCTCTCTTGGATTAGTAAGTTTAAGCTCTGAAAGAAGAGAAATCAACAATTGATTTTCCTCAAAATAACGAACTAACCGACTGTTTAGTATGAATGCGCTTAATAGCCTCCCCAATTAGAGGTGCTGATGAAAGTATCGAGAATTTCGGATTGGTTGCTACTTCATCGAATCCTTGTGCATACCTAAAATCTACGGTATCTGTTACAATCATTTCTTGTAGAGGAGAATGTAGAATTTTGAACAAAGCATCTTTACTAAATAAAGCATGAGTTACTGCTGCTTTGACTGATTTAGCACCTTGCGCAATAAGGGATTCTGCGGCTTTGACTAAAGAGCCACCCGTATCGCACATATCATCGTAGATGACACAATTTTTACCTATAATATCGCCTAGAACATGCATGACTTCAGAGCTATTAGGCTTATCTCTTCTTTTGTCTATTATAGCTAAACCGCAATTTAATTCTTTAGCTAAAGAACGAGCTCTAGAGGCTCCGCCAGCATCAGGCGATACAACTATATCAATCTCTTTTAGATGTTCGGCAAAAATTTTCTTCGCAAATAGATGATCGAAAGGGATGTTGAAGAATCCCTGTATTGCACCTGCATGTAGCTCCATACTTACTACGCGGGTGATCCCGGAGGATTGAATAAGATCAGCTGTAAGCTTTGCAGTAATTGGAGTTCGTGGCTTCTCCTTACGCTCCTGACGAGAATATCCATAATATGGAGCTACTAAAGTAATACTAGCAGCAGAAGCTCTCCTACAGGCATCTGCAATAATGAGTGCCTCCATTAAAGAATCGTTTACTGAGTTAGTAGGACTACGAGAAATGGATTGTAGAATATATACATCCTTACCTCGAACATTACACTCTAATTCTACTCTAATCTCACCATCAGCAAAACGCGATATTAGGAGATTCGATTTGGAATCTTGCTCCAGTAAAAAAGATACATTTTCTGCTAAGGGGATAGTGGCATTACCATTGAGAAGTACTAGATTTTGCATTTAATCCTCTGTCATGTAAAGTATAGTTCGATGAGTTGTTGAATTGTGTCGAAGGTATGTATGCTTCGAACTTCTCCGAAGTTTGGGCAGACGAAAAAGGTTAAGTTTCTTGAAATATTAATCTGTAGTTTTTGAGAAAAAATAAGTACTAAGCCTCCTCTTCCATCTTCTGAAACTCTTTCTAGACGAGCTGAGATATTAGGAGACCTTGAGAGGAATCTCTTAGCAAGAGAGATCACCTCATCGCCTGGATATTCTAAATCCTGCTTTTCACTATCACTTAAGGATAGTATTTCTGTTTCGAAAGCTTCTAAAATCGAATTCATATTTCCTCATAGAGTATATATTTAATATACCCTAATGAGAGAAAGGATTCAAGATCTATTTATCGTCAGTTTTTGATTTAGATTTACTCTTTTTTTCTAACTTAACTACTTTGTTTTCTTGAGAAGAAGTAGGAGTCTGACTATCACGCTTTACTAATTCGAACTCTATTGCTAAATCACCTATATATTCACATGCATGAAATTCGTACGAACTCAAAGCGTACTCTGGCACAATAAGAGCCACTGTTTCAAATACTTCATCCTGACCAGCTACGTAACTTGTAAGTGTCTCTACCCTATATAATCTCATGTTTCAATTCCTTATTGGTGTGAATTCAAATCTAATCTTACCACAATCATATATTCTCGATAATCCATCGAGAAGAGCATGTTGGTGCTCAGTCATACTAGAAGGTGTTTTAACTTTCTTCTTTTGTCTACTTTGTTTACTAAATACCTGGAGTTGCTTATGATAAAAATAATCTGGAGGTAGTAATTCCTTTAATTTCCATCCTGCCTTAAGATAGCCATTTCCAGTACTAAGTCTATAATCAGCCCACGAAATGATTTTCTCTTGTAATTTTTCACATGCTAACCTAGAAATCTTAGCTAAGGCTCCCTGTATAGTATAGTTAGCTCGTGTAGCGAACCTAGAAAGTATCCAGTCCTTACTATTTCTATGATGCTTACCAAAAGTTGCTACTCCAATGAGTTCATTTTTATGATAAATATTAACTACATATAGGGGGTTAGTTGCTTTACCTTGAATATGAGTCAACTCTAAAAGATCTTGAGCTTTCTGTATTTCTATTTTGTCATTAGAAAAAACAAAATCACATTCTCTAGCACCTATTTTATATTCGTTTTTTTGAAGTGCTGATCGAAGAAATGATTTAACTTGGCTTTGTCTTCTTAACCATTCATGCTCAAAAATATGAATTACTCTAATACCTAGCGCAGCAAAATGTTTAGTTTTTTCTAAATGATAGTTTTTGCTAACCTTATGTTCATTATGCCAAAAAAGACCGTTGTATTCAATTCCTAAGTTAAGCTCAGGAACAAGAATATCTAATTCGCGACCACCTCTCTTGAACTTAGAGGCTTGTGGATAAAATTGTTGCACCCACTCTAGTATTTCGAGCTCAGCCTTACTGGGCTTTGTTGGATCAATAAGTTCAAAACTATGATGAACTCCATACTTTAAAAGCATACTTTGCTGCTTTTTATCTTTAATCAATGCAGATTGATGAGGATGAGAATGACCATATCTTTCAAAGTTAGTTTCAGTTGCTAAAAGCTGAGAACTACAACCGCATGATCGACTTTTGCCATGTAAAAGATCTACATAACTCACTTCTCTTTGATTGCCACAAATACATTTACATAAAATATTGCGTTGAGAGGTATTTTCTACGACTCTCCAGTTTCCAAAACTATCTCCTGCTTGCAAAAGATTTTTTTGAGCATTTTTCTGACAACCACAACTCCTAGATCTACCATGAATAAGTACATTTTTCTTCAGTGTCTTGATAGTGTCGTTACACATCAAACATCTACAAATTGGAGCTCCTTTGGCAGTAAAAGCTATGATTTGCCAAGAATTGTATTGTTGCCCAACTTGAAGTTCTATATTAGAATGCGCCACATTGGTAGTTCTTTTATTTTTACGTATACATCCACAACTCTTAGATCGTCCCTCTACGAGCCATTGCTTCTTAACCATCTTGCGAGTAGAATTGCAGGCAGTACAAAGACAAATGAATTGATTGCTAGGAGATCTCTCAACAACTTCCCAGTAATGAAATCTGTCACCTATTTCTATATTAGACATTCGCTATTGTAGTCCACATTATTTCCAATTGTTGGAATCCAGAGTTATCTAAACCACCAGTCAGAAATGCAGGACCGTAACCATCAGATGATGAGAAGGTTCCTAAACCATCTCCTACTAAATCTGCTGTTACAAATATTGTTGCAACTGGATCTGATAATACTGCAGCTCTGATGGCGGTTGCTGTTACAGAGGCTGTCTCATCGTAGTGAACTGTAAAAGTAGGAGGCGTTGAAGTTGCTTCTACAAAAATATCATTTCCACCCAGAATAGGATCGCCAGCAGCTTCTGGTTCATATTCGATAGAAATAAGATTTCCAGCTGTTCCTGGATTTTTAGCAATCCATTGGATGTTTTTATTGGCGCTTCCATAATTTGTAATCATTTGTGCTTTTACAGCTGGTCCAGGAATAGATCCACCAATTCTCTTTAATTTGAAGGAAGTACTGTCACGATCAGCAACATAAATGACACCAAGATCAGTAGCACTAGAAGGTGGTGCATAATTAACTCCTAGTATGCTCCAGAATACAGAAAATTGATCTGTACCAAGTCCATGCTGAATTGTAATTTCATTGTAAGTTGAAGGCGTAAAAGAAGCAGTACCTGTCTTAATTGCACGAAATGTATTAATTTTATTTTCAATTTCTTCGTGTGTTAAACTTCCTACATTCAACAAATTGGCATGATCTATAGGAGCTCCATCTCCATCTGGGCTATGAGTGTGCAAATTTCCACCAGTTACATGATTGGACGAAGCTGGATCAATATTGAGGAGATGATTATGATCGATTTGACCACCGTTCCCAATTGGATTACCATCCGAATCCAACGCATGAGCATGTGAGTCGCCACCCGTAACATGGAGAGCGTTTGTGCCTGTTGTAGAAATATCAGCAAGATCGGTATGTGATATCTGACCTCCATCTCCAGAACTAGTATGTTTGTGCGAGTCGCCTCCTGTAACATGGTTAGAGAACTTAGGAGATATATTTTTGAGATCATTATGATTGATTTGAGCGCCATCACCTTTGCTGTGAGAATGTAAGTCGCCTCCAGTAACATGATACTGGATTTCAGATGAGGGGATGAAGCTATTGTCGTGTGTGGGGAGTGTCCCCCATCCTTGAAGATCGTTATGATCTAACACACCGAAATCTCCGGTGGAGGTTGATGAATCGACGATCCAAGTTTTTTTGTCAGAATCATAGCGACCCTTACGATGAGAGTGCCAGTTTCCTTGTGTGACATGCTTGACTGTTCCGCGAGTTGCTTCTGTAGGTACAGTATCTATATTTGTTAATTTATTATGATCAATGCTATATTCAGCCTCTAAGATACCTTCTACTTTTAAATTACCAATGATATGTACGGCAGTAGTTTCGTAGCCGTCGCTTGTATCATGAATGCGTAGAAGAGGTTGAAGTGAATTAGCTTTACCTTTGATTAGGGAATTTGCAGATGCTTGATTGTTGAAGGTAGAGACGTCAATTGTTACTGGTGTTTGTATTAAGGTTCTTGGTTCTGCGATCATTGGAGATAAGATTGTAAGAGGTCCCTTAATTGTTACAGGAACAACTTCGGTTGGAGATCCAAGTCCAATATTTACAAAGGCTTTGTTGTTTTTATTGAGAAGAACTTGTAGGGCATCTGAAACATTAATCTCTCGAAACACCAAATTGCGTTCAGCAATTCCTCGTTCTATTCGTGTCAAACGATCTGCTACAGTTGCTTGTTGAGGATTAGGAGTAAATAATCCTATATTTACATCCAATCCTAGTACACGTTGCATATTAAGAATAGATTCTCTCAATGCATTTATGTTATCACCAACAGTTACAGTGACTGTGGTTGTGAAAGGAAGAATGTCTTGTTGAGAAGGATAGCGAATTTCTAGATCTGTCATTTCTACTCCTTGAGTAATTTACGCAACTTGGAGCTTAGCTTTTTATTTCCAGCTTTATTGGCTTGGCGTATTAATTTATTGAGTTTTGCTGCCTTGGGCTGACCGTTTGGCTCTTGATCGTCTGAAGTAAAGAATTCTACTCGACCTCGACCCTTTTGCTTTGCTTTGTACATTGCCTTATCAGCTTCCTGCTCGGTTTTCCCAACTCCTACAGAAGCACTTAAAGGCCAATCTTTTAGTTTTTGCTTTACTACATCATCATTTTCTTCGTAAAATGAAGCAATAGATTGTTCTTGAATTTTTGCAAGAATACGCTTTGCTATCTGTACTCCAGTAGATAGGGAAGCTCCTTCTACAAACACTACAAATTCATCACCACCTGGACGTGATATAGTCACCTTATCGGATCCTCTCAATGCTTGCTTGATTCCGTTTGTAATTCCTAGGATAGCTGCTGTTCCAGCAGCGTGACCTAAACTATCGTTGATCTTTTTGAGACCATCTCCATCAATGAATATATGGACTCCTGGACCAAAATCACTCTTGCGACGAGAATATTCTTCTTTGTGTAGGAATCCTGTCAGGAAATCTTGTTCAACTTGCCGAATTAAGTTTTTAATATAATCAAGATAAGCTCTTTCTCGTTCAGTAGTAGGCTTTTTAAGCTCTAAAGGAAGTTGTGGAACTTCGTAGTTTTTCCCCATTTTATTGATATCCTCTTGCTCGTAATTCTATCTCACCATCGCGTATACCATCTCTTGCTCCACTTTGCCATCCTTGAAGAAATTGTTTTTTCTTCTCAGCAGCAATAACTTCTAAGGGATTAATCCCTATATTATCCTCTGATTGTTGTGGAGTTGAAAACCGTATAATTTTACCATTACTATCTTTGAATACAGGACCGTAGCCATCGGTAACTAAAAGTTCTCCATCGATATTGAAGTCTGGAATTTCAATAGGTATTTTAAATTCTAGTACTCTTCGAAAATTGGTTTCATATCCATACTTATATCCTTCTGTGAATAAATATGAAAAGGCTCCGTCTCCGTAAATACCCTCTACATAAATATTAGCAAATGATCCATCGTCAATGCCTGATAATCCTTGATTTACAAGATCTGCTTGTATTGTGCCTACATCAGCTTCTATGGTAGAAAGATCTATGTTGATATCTTGTAGGTCCGGAACTTTAAAGGGATCTAGATCATAGATTACTTGAGTTGGATCTATTCTACGAACTGTAAACTTTTGAGCACCTTGTACACCATTGAATAAGTCGTTTCGAGTTACTGTTTTAATTTCGTATCTATATTCTTCCGATCCATCCTCATTAAAAACAATCAGAACGTCGCGCTTTCTGACAATAGGATAAGCAAGCGTCCATGCCGAAATAGTCACTTCTTGTTGTGTGCCTATTTCTTTAATAGGAGTATCCTCAGCATAAGGCTCAAACCTAACATAAATTCTACCTAGTGGATCTTTTTCGTAAACAAATGGTATATATCCAGGCGTAAAGCCTGTACCAAAACATACTTGACAGGTTGCTCGAGATCTTCCTCTATTGTGGCTATAGCAAGGACAATGGGGACCAGTGAATTGACGTCTTAGAAGCACTACAGGTTTACCTGTAGTTTTTAAGAGTTGTTCTTCACGATCTCGTATAACTTGATTTACACCACCTCCACCACCTAATACACCACGAGAATAAGGCGATGCACAAGAACCATCTGTAGTTCCCTTGAATAGATCTGTAGGGATAACCCTATGATAACCACAAGAGTCACTACTCTTAAAAGGAGGCTTTGCAGGAGGAGCAACTGGTTTGGTAGGATCTTCGCCTATGAAAATAGATTTATATCCATCGTAGCCATCTACATATCCATCAGGAGGAGGTTGATTGCCGCTCAATTCTCTTTCACATTCTGGACCTGTTCTCAACTCAACAGGTGGTATATCCATACGAATACAATTGTTGGTTGGGGAAGCTTTATTCTTTTTGATGTAGACAACCATAAAGATCCTTTGCTTGAAGTTGTTACTTTCAAAACAAACTCCTACATCTTTACAGTTTAAATCAATATCTCAGCCAAAATAAAAGACGATCGAAAAAGATCGTCTTAACTAACCGAATTAAGAGATATTTATCCTACTGAAGCTTGGCTTTCGCGAGCTGCCTTGATTTGATTAATTTCTTCAAGAATCATATTAGATAATTCTTGTAATGCTGCTTGCTTAGTACTATGATGCTGAAGAGCTTGTTGAGCAACTTGAGCTAGTTCTTTAGATTTAGCTTCCATTTTAGTTTTAAGAGCTTCATCTTCTTCAGACTTTGCTAAGTCTTCAAGCTCCATAGAGCCAGCAGATTTAAGTTGGTAAAAAGCAGCAGCGTCATCAGCTTCTTTCTTAAGAACTACAAGCTTATCGAAAATTTTTTGATTAGCTTCACTAAGATCTTTCACAAGAATTCCGTTTACTGTTGTATCTTCTTTATTCATATTCATGAAAATATACTCCTAATTTTTAGATAGGTTTTAATTCGTAAAATCTAAGGGATGTCATAAGTTGGAATTGGAAGTCCTCTATTGAGATGTACTTCGATCCAACCCTCAATGACAGAAAACAATTCCACTCTACATTCTTCTTTCGTATTCCCTTGTGCTAGAACACCTGGTAAGTCTTGGACCGTTGCGTACCAATGTCCTTCTTCTTCCTCAAAGGAGGCTCTCTCAACAGCTTTTAAAATAAAATCATGTTTTTCTTTAGTATCTTCCATTGTTCTTCCTTCAAATCTTTTTAATTTTCTATTGAATCTACTTCTATTGAGTTGGATGAAGCTTTTCTTGAATCATATTCAAACTCTCCCATCTGCTTCTTGTAGAGTTCTATATCTCGAGCGTATTGACTCGATTCCAAATTAGTCCAATCTTGGGCGCTCAAAGTATCTCTGTAGCAAGTAACGTAGCAATTGACCGTTTCGTATAGTTTGACAGAGTGTACGAGTAGATTGCAGTTCTGTGGATTGTCTAGTAACTTACTGAAAGCAAAGAAGAGTTCTTTAACTATATTTTCTGCACTAGGATTGCAAAAATTACCTTCGCCCATAAGGTTCATGAGATGAATTTTTGTATTGTGTTTTCTACAAGGTTCGATAAAATCGATATCAGCTGGATTGTAAATAGCTCCATGATCGAAGCGCTTATCTATAAAACTCATTCCAACTCTACGGATCTCCTTAAAATCAATTGCATAACCAATTGAGTGAATTTCATTATAACTTAGAGTTAACTCCAAATGATATTCGTGACCATGCATATTAAAACACTTTACTTTTTCAAACATTACTCTATGCGCAGCATCGAACTTATGTTTTCTTGTAACATATCCTATTGTCATACAATTCTCATATTATGAGTTAGTTCTTGTAATAACGCCTTTTTTGATTAATTCTTGCCTCAATTCCTGCATTCGATTGCCTTATTCTACTTGAGGCTCCAATTCCTGAGCAACCAGATCAACTACATGTTTGAACTTTTCGCGTTCTGTTTTGTAATCTTCTTTATTAAGTAAATAATTATTTAAAGCTTCGTCGAATTCTTTCTTTAGATCAACAATAGCTTGATTCTGATTCTTATATTGTCGAAAGAAGTTGTCCATTTGTTCGCTGTCGAAGAACCAACTTAAACTATTTTTATCTACCTGTAGACCAAAGATGGTTACTCTGTTATCCTGCAGCCTAATCATTGCGTTAATTTGCTTCTCTTCATTTTCGTCTATTTGAGTGTCTGCTTGTGCCTCTTCAGCATACTTTTTTCTTGCTTCGAGATAAAGCTGGTTTAAACCACTTTCCTTGCTTAGTTCTGGGTATTTTTGTTTAGATTGCTCATAGAGCATATCTAACGAGCTAACTTTTTGTGTTGCTCGAAAAAAGGCAAATACATTTCTTTCTAATTTGGTAAGTTGTTCCATTTCAGTTTCTATCAATTTAGTTTTAGTTGTCATAACAACTACTCCTTTTTTAAACGTCGTAGAAATTCTGCTCTTGTAACTGGCTTAACTACTACTTTTGATTCTAGGATTTCAGATTCTTCTTCTGCCTCTTGTAGATAATCTTGTTTTTCAATTTTAGAAAATTCTATATCAACTACTTGTATACCACGCTTTTGGAATTGCTTCATCAAAACAAGAAGTTTGGGATCTAAAGCTTCAGAATCTAAGGGTCGTGTTTCTGCCTTAAAAGATTCAAGTGGAATATAGTTTGGAGAAATCCTCTTAATTACCTTACTAGGTTTTTTTGTATCATCACTCAACTATCTACCCTTCCTACGATCACGACGAAGAGTTTTTCTCTCCCTCGCAGTAATTTTAACGTTGCCGTTACTATCCTTTGGACTTGGAACTCCTAAAGGAGGAATGCCATTCACAGGTTCAATAGCCTTACCTGTTTGAGCGATAGCAGTTCTATTGGAATCAATGATGGGCTTAAGAATTTCAGTGTTGCCATTGTCTAGATTCCACTGAATTCTTTGCTGGCAGGATCTATAGTAATTCATCTTGGCAAAAAGACCACAAGCTTCACATTTTACCGTAAAAGCTTGTACATCCTTAAAAAGATTCTTGTTATCAGGTTGGCAACTCATTGAAAATGGAAAACCTCTTGTCCCGTGTAAAAGAAACACAATCCACGTTGATGGAGATGTTTAGTTATGCACTCATCATAATTTTTATAAACATCACTACTTCTAGTATAGGTTCTATAGTCAGTAGTGTCATAATAAGCAGTTGCTCGTAGTTGCAAATGCATAGGAACTTTTGTTGCTGCATCGGCATTTTGCTTGAAAATAACAAAAACCATAACGATCATAGCAAGTAAAATAGATTTCATAACTTTCTCCATTGTTATTTGATATAATTGATTATGGTGTTTTTAAATTTAAGATTGAGGCTTCTGAACTTCTTTCTTAGCAGCCTGCTCAATCTTCCGTAGATCGAGTTTTACTCGCTGCATTACCTTAACAACAAAAACTTGAATTCTTGGAGAATTAACCAACTTTGCTTGTAGATTGGCTAACTCAGCACTTAGTTCTTTACCTTGTTCAAATTTTTCAGATGAAGAAAGTTCTTTATTTTGCAAAATACTAATCCATTTTTGCTCAAGTTCTTGTACATGAGAAATAAGATCCATAATAGCAAGTTTTGTAAGAGTAGCAGAAACAGCTTTTTGAGCTGCTTTAATATGTTTCATAAATCCTCTTAGTCGTCTAAATGACACTCTTTCAATGCATCTAAAATCTCTTCACAAAGCATCTCTACCTTACGGCAGCTAGACTTATAAGGTCCACGATAATCAAGATCCGCTGACACCAATCCTTCGGCAGCCTTCTTTACAGCCCTAAATTTAACTTTAGCTTTATTGGACATCTGACGAGGACCTTTTTCTTCTTTCTCCTCATCTTCAGCAGCTTTAATTAATTTTTGTGCTGTAGCATAAAGAGCTGCAGATTCTTCTGTTTTTCCATCTTCATCGAGTTTTTCTGAAAGTGTGATTAGGCTTTCGATTTCTGCAAACTTGAGTGTCATTTCTTAACTCCCTTTTTAAAGCGCTTTAAAATTGCTATAAGTGTTTTTTCTATTCCTACTGTAATATTACAACGTCGCTCTAGTAAAATTCCTACAACTAGTATCAAGAAATATATCATGCATTCACACACTGGATATTACTCCCTACTAATAAAAGGATGCTAAAGCTCGACATGTAGGGATAAAAAATCAATACAACTTCTAACATCTTTATTATAACTTAAAACTCTCTATTCCAACAGACTTAAGTAGATCGAGACTAGACAAATCTCTATATTCTCTATGATAATAGACTTTTTGTACGCTACCCAAATTGATCAATCTTTTTGCGCACATACGACAAGGAGACCAAGTAACGAAAACAATCTTAGGCTGAGAACGCTGAGCATTACAATTAATTATCGCATTTTCTTCGGAATGAAGGCAAAGACAACCTCCTGGGATCTCAGGTTTTTCGCAAGTATTAACTAACATTGATGCATTTCCGTTGTACCCAACACCATATACGTAACGAAAGTCATCACTAGTAATGACAGTACCTACTTGCTTGCGTTGACAAGTAGATCGTGTCTCCAATTGAAGAGCAAGATTCATATAGATTGTTTCGAAAGAAGGTCTATCCATTATTTATCTTTTGTTTTAGAGTATGTATTGCTTGAGCATAGGTACGATCTTCTTCATTAGAAGAAGTAAGTAAAAGAGCTAAATCGTGCTCCGAAACCTCCAGTGCTTCACTAATAGTATCTACAATGAGGGACTTGAAACTTACATCCAAACGAGTGTTATTGCGACAAGATATACTGGTACCCTTATCGAAGATAACGTTTCCTTGCATGTGGATACCACCTAAAATATTTTTCATAATCTACCTCCTTTAAGTTCTTGTCTCAATTTCGCAATAAGTTCTGCATATTTACGCTCCTCTTCTTTTGGAGAAGTAAATAACAATGCTAATTCTTCATCAGTTTTGCGTAAGGCTTCAACTACAACTTCGAGTGTTATGTTTGTTATATTCTCCTTTGATGGAGCAAAAGTTACATCACTACCATAATAATGGCCTGTGTTATTGGTCATAATTGGATGATAGTTTGTGCTTGTACCTGTAGTAGTTGTATAAACCATACACGTATCATCTTCATCATCTACATCTATCAGTGGAGGTAACATTCTACTTTATCCTTTCTGTTATTTTATGAACTTACCAAAATTCTTCACCAACTGGATTACCAGTATCCCATTCACCAGCAGGTTGGTCAAGTGAATTAGCAAGTTTCATTAGTTCTGGATCTGTCGATAGACCTACCATCATATTCCAAACTACCTGGACTTTAGCATCTACAACCTCTTGAGGTAAATTCTTATAATGACGTAACATCTCTGCCTTATATTTATCCCACCAATCAAGATCTACAAGACTTTTTCTAAGACCGTTGTTGAATATTTCGTTGTGATCATCTCTCATTATTACTCCTATTCTATAAACATTCCACAAGATGCCTTAACATCAAAACCAACTTTAGAGATTAACTTACTTTTACTATCAAGGTTCTCTTTCAAAAATTCAAGATTACGTTGTAAAATTTCTTCTGAAGGTTCTTCACCTTGTAGAGAGGAGTATGGATTATATCTTACGAGATTAAATTCAACTTTCAAATCTCTTTCTTTTACAGCACTGCAAATTTGCTCTAAAGTTTCTAAATCATCGTTTTGATCTTTAATGAAAGCCCAATGAAGTTTAATAATCTTCTTAGTATCTTGTTGGTATTTAGCTAATTTATCCAAAGCATTGAGAGGATTTATAGCTGCAGGGAGCCAAGTTTTACGAAAAGTAGAATTTAAAGAATATAGAGAATAATAAATAGTTGGAGTAATACCTGGAAAGACTTGAGATAAATCTCTTTTCATCATTTCGTATGGCATAATTGTCGAAATATTGAATTTAGGTATTAAATCATTCTTAACAGAAAGATCAGTAAGATTAGATAGAAGTTCATAAGCATGCTTAAGAAGTAATGGATTGGCTAATGCTTCTCCTCTAGCCATCCAATTATAATGAACAACTTGTGCTGTACCTTGTGATTCTTTTACAGAATTATAGTAATTCATTACAATATTGGCTTGTTGTGTGAATTCTGGTATTGTTACGAAATTGAAAGCCTTTTGATTGGAGGCTGTGAGGTGACAAAATTTGCAAGATTTTGGACATCCTGTCATAGATGACAGGTAGGTTATGAAATATTGCTCTTCCCTTCTTACGTAACGTGCCTCTATATAACCTACAGATGATTTTTGTGTAAAGTTAACAGACTTATCTAAGTCTGATCGAATCATTTCAAAAGACATATTGTTTTCTCCATATGTGAACATTACATATGAAGTAAGAGATGTTAAGTCAACTAACCCGAGAGTAGAGATCTGAAGCTGCCCTACGCACTAGTTGACATTCGTCTATGAGGAGAATGGCTAAATTTTCTTGTGTAGGCTGAACAATATGCGTACTATCTAATGTAAGATGAAGTACACTTATTTGTTCTTTGATGAGAGAATTATCATGAAGCGAATAGGAGACGGCGTTTGTATGGCAAACGATATCTGTATAAAGATAAGAAGAATGAATAAAATGTTGTATCGAACTTAGCTCATAAATTTCATTAACATAAATAACTTCAGCACCTGTCAAAACGATAGAGCGATCTAATCTAGATACTAGATCTAAGACCTCTTTATCTGCAGGAATGTTATTTATCTTTCTTTTCATGTATGACATCTAAGAGCTCTTGACGAGCTGTTTTACTAAGACGAGCAAGTTCGCTCAATGACTTACGAGCAGCACGAGCACGTGCAACTACTTTCTTATCAAAAGCTTTATCAGCATCGGCTTGAATTTGATCCATAAGTTTTTGAAGTTTTTGAAAAGTATCAGATTTCATAGTGCTTTACTCCTTTTAAAGTACCAAATGTACCTAAATAAGTCAATTTAATCAATAGTAAAATTATTAGGAAAGTCAATAAAAAGAAACCCACCAAGAAGGTGGGTTGAGAGGAAGAAAGAAAGAAAATATTATGGATTTTCTAAAGCTTCGATTCTTGCCTTTGCTGCATCTAGTTCTGCCTTAAGCTCTTGAATGGCTTTAATCATCATATGATAAATTTCTGTAGTTCTTACAGCTTTTGGACTAAATTCCACTCCATCAACTATTTGATTACTGCCTGTTTCTTGTACAAGTGAAGGATCTAGGGCCTCTACTTCTTGAGCTATAAGTCCAGTATTTACTTTACCTGGAGCGTCTTTGTATTCAAAATCTTTGACTTGAAGAGAGCAAATGAAACCCAACTTACTTGAAGTAGGTGAGATGTTTGTTTTAAGTCTCATATCAGATAGGTTGACATTATTTGCTTGATAATTTGCTACCCCCCCATTGCTGTTTACTTGAAATCTTACATTAGATATACCTTGGCAGACAATAAATTGTTTTCCAGAATCATTGGGATCTAGGCTTGGATAAGTTACCTGCAATCCAAGTGGTTGAGTGGTATTGTAGTTTCTTACCACAGTAGCATAATCACCGTTGGCGTTTGCTTGTAGGAAGTGTGGAGAAGTAGTAGCTGTACTATTTCCAAATGTCCAAGCTCCTGTTGATGAACAAGTTCCAAAAGTAGTTGAGTCAGCGTCATTTGCAAGTAAGAGACCTCCGTTGAAGTTAAGTCTTAGTCTGTCACTCGTATCTCTCCACAACATAGCTCCTGAAGAAAAAGTAGCTTGCTCATTGAAAGCTATTGAGCCATTCATAGTATGTATTGAGGTACCTGGAGAAGAAGCTCCAAATGTCCAAGCTCCTGCTCCTGTTGCAGAAGCTATGTTTACTCCTCCACTACCACCCATATTATTTGGATCAATCACGTCGTTGTAGTTAGCAATTTTACTAATTGCAAAAACAGATTGATTGAATGATATAATCGCTGTACCGTTAGCTGCTAACATGGCAGTTGCTGCTCCTTGGGCAGCATTGTCGATGATTATTCCTGGATAGTTAGAATTACCAGCAAGTTTGACATTGCGTGATGGTGATCCGGTTCCTGTATTAAAGGTGTGTGTAGTGTTGGTTGATGGAACACCAAATGTCCAAGCACCTGCACTACTATAGCCACCGACATTACCTCCTGAGCCATCGTTGAAGACAAGACCAGACCTAGAAGCTATTCCTAATTTATTAGAAGAAGTAGCTAAATAACTATAAATACCTTGTGTATTGTTTGCACTTCCATCCTGAGGATCTATTCCAATGAAAGTTCCGAAAGAAGTTTGATCTGATGTAGCACTCCAATTCGAAGGTAAGGCATCTAATACTTTACCTGCTTTGTTTGAGCCTACAGTAAGAGTGTGAGAAACAGCTGATGTTCCACCTAATGTCCAAGCTCCTGTACTACTATAGCTACCTACAGCTACGCCGTTGGCTGCAAAACCTAGACTGTTTGCTGCTACTCTATATAAGCCAGTTCCTGTAGCATCGTCATCACTTGCAAATACAAGGGAAGGCTCGCTAGCAGAACCATCAGAAACTCTTAGTTGTGAGCTTAATGTTACTTCGCCGGAAAAGGTTTTTGCACCTGCAAAGGTTTGAGTTCCTGTAGTAACAATACCACCAAACGAAGCACTTGCAGGTTCCAAATTGAGAGTGGTACCCGTAATAGTTGCTCCATTTGCATTTGGAGAAGATCCAATTGCTGCAAGTGTACTTACACCAGCAGCAATACTATTTACCGCGCCAGTTGAATCAACCCATTTAAGTACATCACTTTGAGCATAAATTCTAATGTTACCAGAACCAGAAGGTGTAGAAGGCGTAGAAGCTTGATGATTGAGTTGCCAAAAGCCTGCTTTTGTATCTCCAACCTTAAGAGACTTCTGAACATTAATTACAGAATTCTTTAACTCGTTGATATCAGCGGACAAAATTGTATCGACACCGTCCTGTCTATCGATAAAAATATCATAGCCATCCGCTGGCGTAGAACTTGCAGTAAAATTGCGTGTATCTAAGAAAGTGACCATTTGAATCTCCTTTAGCTCATTTTTAAGTGCACAAAATTTCTTTCTGTATTACATAAATAATCTAACTTATCAATAATATCTTGTAGGGTAGGCATCACATCTTTCATTGATTCTATCCTTAAGATCTTATATCCATACTTATGAATCATAACATAATCTCTCGCGATATCTTTCTTCCGAATTTCCTTTAGTTCTGCATAGATAAAATGACCACCACCATCATATTCGAGAGCGACGTTGCATTGAGGTAACTCAATAAAAATATCTATGTTACAAACACCGGCAGGCTTATTGAGCTCAGCCTTATAGCCAGCAGCCTTAAGCATTTCGAAAATTTGAAGTTGTTGCTTCGATGTTTTAGTGGTGCCATTCATACTAAGGGTTTCAGCAACTTTAGCTCTAATGAGCGGAGATTGGAGAGCGTGTCTCACTCCAAATTGCTTAAGACAAGATTCTTCAATCATTTCTTGCTTTTTGCAGCCACAAGATTTTGTTTTTTGAGATATAAGATCATGAAGGTTTATAAGTTTTTCTACCTTGTTGCATCCTATACATTTTACTTTAATCAAGCCATTTTTATTATGTTGATAATCTTCTGCAAGCTCCCAGTAGCCATAGACTCGACCTTTTTGATATTCTTTAATCTGCTTCGTCTTTAAGCATTTTTTAACTCTTATCTTCTTAGTTAAACAACCACAGCTTTGATTTTCAGATCCCCATTGAAGAAGGTGGTATTCCTTTTCAAAAGGAGCGCTGTCACAAGCAAGGCAGACTACTTTTAAGTTCTTTTCACCAGATCTATCTTCTATAACTTCTAAATAGCCAAATTTAGTTCCCTTAGAAACAATCTTTCTATTCTTTTGAGCACCGAATTCAGAATTGGGACAAAGCTCTCCATATTTTTCTAAATTAGTTGCAAAGCGTTTATTCCTAATTGATTGTTTTTTCTCTAAAGAAAAAGCTTTTTTAGTTTGACTTAATTTAAGTTTTTGACCTAAATTTTGATTTGGATGTTTAGTTCCGAACTTTTCCAAACTCACTTGTTCTCTATAATAATTATCCATGCAACCACAAGATTTAGATTTATTTTGTTTAAGGTAATTTGCTCTTACGTATTTTTCAGTACCGCAAATACATTTACAAAGAACTTTATTGTAAGATTCTTTACAGATAACTTCCCATTGGTTGTATTTTGTACCTGGTTGCACTATGTCCTCGATTGTTTTATTCTGGGACCATCTTTCTCTCTATAAGTAGATATAATCAATAGAATTTATTCATACTAATCTTAGTAGATTAATAT